TGCCAGGCGACGCAGGCATTTATTCCTCGTTCGAATGCTTGCGGTGCCTCTGCAGAATCTTGCTCTGTGAACCACGGAAGTTCCATTGTTCCCTGCCGACCATTCTTTGCAACTACATGGTACAGACGTGGGATAACATACTTGGCAGGTAGTACGTACACCGCACGCATGCCGAACGTGTAAATCTTACCTTCAATGTTCGCTTCGACGCTGAAGTCCATGCCAAAACGCGACACCTCGCCGGTTACGATCGTACCTTCCATCTCACATTCAAACTTATGCTTGTCATCCCACAGCGTACTCATGTTGGTAACTTCCAATCGATTCGCCACGTGGGCATCAACAACTTGAACTCTTTTTCGGAAAATGGTTTGCAGGCGATGCCTAGTTCAAACCAGCGATGTAACTTGCTTGCCATTTTACGACGGAACATGGAATGGTGATTTCTACAACGTTGCAACTCAAACACAGTTATGACTTCATCCATAGTGCAAGACTTTACAACCTGTTTGTATTGCTTGAAGCTCATGTTGAATCTCGATGCGAATTCCTCTTGCTGCTTCTCGAGATCCGTCACGTCACGTTCTAACACCGTATCCATGTTCCGCCCTCTCTACATTAACTATGCGTATGCAGAAGGCTCAAGGTAACTTCTAAGCTTGCTAAACACCTTGGCGACCTGCACGTCAGTGAAGCCGAAGAACTTTGTTGCTCGATCCAAATATCGATCATACGACATCGAATCGATTGCCAGACTGTTGTCACGTTTCAGATGCTCCGAGAATTCAACATCATGGCGCCCTGCGCAACACAGAATGAATCTTTGTAGTTCAGGCTGCATCCTCTCTCCAACCTTCACCAGAGTTTCCATGTGATCCTTGATATGGCTCAAGTATTCACATGGGGCTGTAACCCTGTTGACATGCAGACTGATATCTTCATGCACTGCTTGGTGTTGCCCATGCTCGTCCACATACAACCTATTGCGAACACCATTGACATTCTGCGTTATCATGGTCATCGCTGCATGGTGAATCGTCGTCTTCGCTACGTTTGTCATATGAAGCAATGACTTGAACCTCGGGTAGTGCATGTATAGTGCACGAACTGCACGTGCCCTCAACTCTGCATCCAAATCTTCCCTGTTCTCCCCGTAGGAACGACACAAGAAAATCAACTTCCTTGAAATAAGTTTACCGATGTGCTGGTTCATGTGGTTGCAATGAACCGTATCTTCCACCAACTGATCGAAATCTTCCAACGAGTATGCTTCGTAATCAAGTGACAGGTGATTGAGATTCAGTCTCCGAAGAAACGAAGCGTCAACCGGATCAACCTCATAGTCTACGGCCCTCGGTTTGGCTATCATACCGAATCGGTATTTGTGATAAGCCCAGGCATACAACTTGTAGTTCTTGAGGATCTTCCCTTGCGAACGTGACAGACCAATCAGCCTGTCAGAGAGCTCCTTGTTGTCGAGCAACTTCTTCATGCGGCGTTGATCGATGCGGTGAAACAGATAGGCGTAGTATGCTCCGCCGACACTGCCCATCTCTGAACGTTTGATTCCAAACTCTTCGTGAAGTAACATTATTCCCCCGACAAGCTTCAACCACCGCTGACCATATATTCCATCGTATCAAGACGAGTGCGTCGTTTCTTACGCTGCTCTTTCTCGATCTTGTCGTGCCATTCGCGTGGCGCCGAGTCGATGGTGGGTGGTTCCCACTTGTCCTTCACTGAAGTCTTCTTGATGATCTGATTCGAGGGATCGTGAATCTTGTTCTGATCCTTCAACTCATTCCTCTTTTCAATCCACTGCTTGTGTGTCAAAAGGTCCTGTGCATCTGCAGCAAGATAAGAGATGAACGACTGGCCTCGCGACCGATTTGGATTTCCCATCAACATCAATTCACCGCTGCTTGTGTAACCTGAAACGAAACCACAAAGGTAATTCGAGATGAAGTCTTTGCCGATCTTGAAATACAACTTCGTGCCAATCGGCCACTGCGTCTTCTTTGTTTTTGTTCGTAGAAGTCCCAAAAGGACTCGTCGCTCCGAGAACGAAAATGATTGGAAAAGGGTTACAACATGAACGAACTCGTCCGAGTTCTTGGCGATCCTCGTGATGTCAGGTGTAAAACACGATGGTGCGATCCCCACAGCTTTGATGCCCAGTTTTGAGCAGACCTCTTGTTTGGAAGAATGTGGATGTTTCTTATGGTGTAGGCATTCCCCACACCTGAAAGCTTCGCCAAGGGATTTGGCTGACGCTTTCCCCAAAACGTTTTTCTTGAGCATTGGTCGATACTCATAGTACAATTTTTTTGTTGACTGACATGCCCCATCAGTCGGCCGTACAACCCCACTAAATCAACCACCTCCAAAGTTTTGACACGATCGCATAGTGTATCAAACATCCCGGCCTCTTGTCAATCCCCGGGAAACCCAATAGTGAAGCAGGTCTCAGGGTTTTACCAGAACCAGGCCCTGAGGTGGGGTTACGATCATTCCGGTGTCTTCCTGATACTTCTGTTCTAACGGTGCTGGTGCAGGACGCGGCATAACCACATCTTCATACGCGAGGATCATTTGCTCTATAGGTGGGAATGCACCAGAGCAGGTAAGGTACGGAATCAAAGCAAACTGCGGACCATGTTGTGTCATACCCGAAAGGAATTCCATCGGCTTTTCAATATGGAAGCCATAGTCATCTGACTTGGTAACTTTTGCTAAAACCGTCTGCCCACTGGCCAGGTGGAAAGCAATAATTGATCCATCAGCAATTTCGTCCATCAGACACCTCTCGAGATCAAATACAGATTAAGATTGTGTGCGGCGTGGTTGAGGCGATCCATTGCCTCACGGGATTCCTTGAGCTTCTTCAAGACCAAGGATTCTTGCAGTGCACGCTGCGCCAGATTGACTTCGGTGATTGACTCACTCCAGTCAAGGATTCCACGACGTTCTTCCACATCTGTGGTCGGACTGTTGTCGAACCATCGGCTTTCCTTCACTTCTTCTTTTTGTACTTCCTTCACTTCTTCGCTCATCGTTACCTCACGTGGTTAAGGATCTGGTGTAAAGTGACGCTGATACAGCTGCGCCAATGCGAGGTCATAAATTGCTTCACGAGATTTTGCCTGGGGATAGACACGCTTCAACATCTCGAGCATATACTGCTTCTTCTGGTCCAGTTCTAGGACAACCATCTTCTTCTTGTTTGGGTCTCCAGACGTTGCCTGGAATGCCATGTAGGCACGTGACGCCAGCCACAACAACTTCTTCTGCCTTTCGCCAAAGTCTCCGTACAGTAAATCAAAATATGGCTTCTTTGAACTCAAACGGTTTGCAATCTTGTGGAGCTTAGAGTGATGCATATCACAAAGCGAAACCTGCGGACCATCCACACCACCTGCCTGACGCGGGATGATATGGTGCTCTTCTCTATTTGCTGGGCCAGGCGGGTTCACGTCGGAAAAACGCGCGCCACACACCCAACACTCTGGCAGGTTTGCTAGGGGTTGCATGATGATACCTTTTCGATTCGGCTATGAAACATGAAACTATTTGCGGTCTTTCCCGCCGTCAGACATATCACGCACTTCCGTACTAGCGACAAGGCACAGTATCAACCGACCCTACGGCGAACCACGCCAAGCATTTTGGGAAGTCCCAAGGAATATCTATGGAGGTGAAGGTAGCGTATATGCCATCCGGTGTTATTTCTGACAGCAGACACCTCCGGCTGGTCTGCTCCGCGGCAGTCGACGTTCCACAGCGGCGTTGACTTGTACATGCGTATTTACTATTCTCAGTTCGCGGCGTCGACCACGCGCGTTGTGTAGTAATCCATGTCCGGAGCATTGTCGTATTCTTTGTGGAGAATGATTTCCGCATCGAACATGAGAGGGTAATGGTTCGCGTACAGGGTGTCTGCCCACGAGTTGATGAGAGCACGCCTATGCGGTTTCATCGTCGGCATGTTGCGCTTGATACAAAGGTATGGGAAATAATGCTCACCGTAAAACGCAGACGGTGCGTGCTCACGAAGTTCCCTGCAGCGGGTAAGCAGCTGTTCGCTCTGCAGCGGCAGCAGCAAGGAGGTTTCACCCGTCGCCGAATCGTAAAATCTATCCATAGATCCTGCGTCTGCTTTGTAAACCTTCGACTCATCTGCTTCCATGATCTCTGTCGAGCTGTTGATCTCTACCGAGAATGATTGCAGGTCCAGATCAATCGGCGATCCGGAGAAAACATTTGATAGGTATTCAAGGGTGTCCGGTGTGGGCAACACCACCAACTGATAGATCAACATTTTTAACCTCGCTGTACCACAGTGTACATATCCTTCAGCTGCGGAAAATGTTCAAGCAAGTAATTCACACCTTGCCCTCTTGCTACCCGCATCTCTACGTTCGTACTTTTCGGATCGAATGGATAGCAACCGTCAGGCATAGCCACCTCCATGTAAATCTGATCCGTTCCTGCTCCGGTCACAATCGTAACCTTGATTACCGTCATGTAAACGAGTGGCATTTCATCCTCAGAATGCGAAACCGAATCGATCAATCTTGACGTGGCCACCTGCGAATGCCCGGGCAAATGCCGAAAGATCACGCTCGGTCATTAACCAAAACCATGAACCCCCAGTTGCACCATAAGGTCTATCCAGTACGAAGAAGTACTTTTGTCCTGTTTGCTTTTCGATCATCTTCTTGATCTCTGTAGCCTTGGCTATGATTTTCTTTGGATCAACCTGACGTTCAATCGCACCCTTTCGCAACTCGAGGAACGATTTGTTGATACCCAGAACCAACTGGTTGTGGATCACGTTGTAGTCACCGACCTTGACGATGTCGAATCCAGCCTTCTTCAGACTCGGCGTATTCAAAGGACCCTTGATGAGGGGTACGACCGGAACCCGGGTTAACACAAACGGTTTCTTCTGGAGAGCAGAAATGTTTTCAGACTCCTTCTGCGTTTGCTTCAGGACCTTTCCGAATTCATCCAGGATCTTTTCCTCTGATTCCTCGACACGCACTTCATTCTCTTTGCCAACCGAGGCAATCGCCTTGTTGGTCGACTCAATCAACGCCTCAACATGCTTCACCGCTTTACGGCATGCAAGGATGGACAACGTCTTCTTGTCCACGGCAGCACCAATGAATACTCCTTCGCGCAGGGAAGTAAGCTCGTTGGAGCATGATCTTAGAGCCTTGCTGACACCGAGTGGTGGTTTGTTTTCCATGATGGTTGTCACCGACTTCAGTGCTGCGGTGAGTCGCTTCAACTGCTCAGGTTTTTCTACCACGTACAACTTCGACACCTTCAGTACTGCTTTGTCCAACTTGGCCTTGAGTTTGATTAGAGCATTTTTCTTAGCTTCCAACTTCGCCTTGATCTGTGAATCTTCGGGTGCTTTTTTAGCACGAAGTTCCAGTTGAGGCAACAACTTATTCAACTGTGATTGATTCTTCGAGATCAGGTTGTTGCCCGCCTGAAATCTGTCAAAGTTTGAATCAGCTACTCGCTGTAGATTCTTCATGTCTCACCTTCGTTGTTTACGAATTGGTATTGGAAGTGCATCTCTTAGCATGAAATTCACTTCCAATTCCTGGAGCACAAACGGTAAAAAGCAGAAAGGTTTCCCAACTGTAACTGGGAAACCTTTCCACTAGTGGACACCAGACTTACGCGAGATCGAGCATGAAGCTCTTGTCCTTCTTCGCGCCAGCCTTCTTGACTACTTTTTTCGCCGCAACCTTCTTGACCACCTTCTTCATGGTCGGCTTGGTGCCCGTCTTCTTCGCTACCTTCTTGGCTGCGACCTTGACCTTGACCTTGACCTTCTTCGCAGTCTTCGCCGGTGCTTCTTCATCGTCTTCCACTTCTTCAACCTTCGAAGCGCGGGTCGACTTGCGTGCTACCTTCTTCGCGGCACCACGCGTCGTCTTCTTTGCAGCCGGACCACGACCCCCGACCTTCTTCTTGGCCTTCGCTGCCTTGATTGCCTCGCGCAGTTTGGCGATGGTCAGTTCTTTCTTTTCCAATGTCTTCTCGAGACGCACGTTGGTGCGCAGGATCTTGCCGAATTGACCGGCGGCTTGACGAAGGACAGCGGAAGGGTTAGATGCTTTTTGCGTTGCCATTTTAGTTTCCTGTTTGAATCTGAAAAGTTAAGATGGGGAATATCCCCTACTGGTTATTTACTACATCTTGCTGCAAGGTGCAACCTATACTACCCATCAAATCGTTGCTTGTTTAAATTGGCGGATGCGTTACAGCTCACCCTGCGGTTGACGCGCAAGTTTGCTCGCATTCATGGCCGCCTGGAACATATTGGCGGTTGCCTGGGTTGCGGTACCCACCGCTTCATTCACCAACTCGTTCGAACACGTCTGCAGATCATTCGCCATGAGCATCAACCGCTTCGCCTGATTCCTGAGCTTGTGCGAGAGCTCCGAAAAGCCGACGTACAGAAGTCCGTCTGCGAGATCCAGAAGACGATTCGCTTCCGCATTGAGTTCGCTGCCCAGCGATCCAACACGAATTGCCGGAGGATCCATTTCCATATCGTTGTTCATCGCTTTCCCCTTTGTGGTTGAAGGAAGGAAGCCGAGGCTTCCTTTTCCAGGTTTAGGCCCCGAGAGCACGCGAGGCAATGGGCTTAACCTTTGAGTCTTTTTTCAGACGTACCTTGATCGCTGGTTGCGCCAATCCGAATTCGGATAGCCAAATCACCGGATGCTTACCATCGCCAAACGACTCATGCACAATCACAGCAGTATGAATGGCACTTGTGTTACCGACTTTTACATGCTGTACACCATCGTACAGGAAACCACACAAAAGCGGTAGATTCTCAAACCTAGTGAGGTCAACTCCCTTCGTTTTATCACTTGCAGGTTTTACTCCACCTGCAACCTTGGTGACGTGGCCGACAAACTTCAACTCTTCGCCGACAACTTCACGGACTGACTGCCCGGAATGTTCCGGCACGGAACCCTCACCGGGAATACTGAAGATGACATCGTAGCATTCATTGCCTTTAACCTTGACGACACGACCCTGACCGTGAGCAGGGTGCTCCACAATATCGTTCTTCACAAATCCCGCTGCCAACTGTTCAGGTTTCAATCTGTTCGTCCAGAGCACAAGTTCAGCGACGTTATACGTCTTCGTAGAATTCGCGTCAAGAACAAACCGTTCGTGGCAGATAACAACGTTCATGCCGACGTTGATACCTTGAGGATTCAACCCGGACACAATCCAACCCACCGGTTGTTTGGGCTTCTCCGACAAAGCAACGAATGTTCGTTCGCCCGTCTTTGCGTTGGAAACGTAAGCTGAGATGATCTCCTGCACGGGATTCGGTTTGATCTTCAGTTTCTTACTAAGATTTTTCTTAAGCTTACCGACATCGGATTCTTTCGAGGGTTCAACATGTACGGCCGACGCTAGCGCCGCCGATTTGATTAAATCCTGATCCGTCACGTCGCCAGACCACGTTTGCTTGTCTTCGATCTCTGCTGCGGTGGGGAACGCAAATGCCTTCGCATTGTTTTGTTCTACTTCAGAACGAAGAGCGCTCTTCACAGTCTTCTTCGTAACCTTCGGGTACGTCGGCTTCTTCGCCATTTCGACCTTGGACTTGACTGCGATCTTCTTTGCTGACTTTGCCATGATGTTGCGTTCCTTGATGGAATGATGTTGCTGGCCATTGATAAGAGGAGGCCAGCTAGCCTCAAATCAACTAATGCTTCAGTATTTGAAATCCCTGGCTAACTTTGCCTATGTTTTCTTCAATCACAGCCATTGAGAACTCTTTATAGAAAAAATCCATCCGAACTTCGGCCTGGTCTTCAGATATAGATCTTGGTTTCAGCTCATCATTCACCTGAATAACGAACTCCATAGTTTTCTGAGTAGACCCACTACGATGCAACTCTTCCAGAAGAAATTTGTAAATATCCTCCCACACCAATTTCTTGCCTTTAATCTTTGAGGAGAAGACTCTCATTCTATTGAACCAGGTTAAAATCTCTTTCTCCCACCCTCTGGTGTAAGTTGAGGTAGGGAACAACATTATCTTGAACGCATGAGTGTGCACCTGATCACCCAACTCCTGAATCTTGTTCTTGGCAAACTTTCGGTCGTATGCCATCGCGGTCAGCTTCAACCGCTTTACTGAATTCGTTTTCATGTTGATGGTAGTTCCATCGCTGTGAAATCTACCACGGGTGGTGGCTGATAGATTTCAATCGTAACAAACTCTACGCAGTTGTCATGCATGAAGGAGTAGGCGAACAGTCGCCCAAGCTGGGCTTCGGTCAGCAGAACGGCCCGTCGTGAGAACGAGAAGGTACCATCACCGGACGTATCAACAAAATCCTTGCAGTCTTTCAAACCGGCGTTGGTACCTTCTCGGAGAGCCTTGATAGCTTCAATTTTGCTGCTGGTTATGATCCGTATTGACACAAGATATTTCTTCATCATTTTCCCAATTTCGTTTGAAACGGCAAAGTGGAGCCTCAGCCCCACAAAGATTAGCTCGCAGATTTGTCAATCAACCAAACATCGTACGCGTTGGTGAGTGGATCGAATCTGATTCTAAGAAGACCAAAAGTTTTCACAGGCCATTCCCAGACTGCGTAGTGACCCTTCCACTTCACCTTTGTTGGAACTTTTTCCCGCAAGTTGATGATTGTGGGCCTGCAATGTTTTGCAGTGAACTGAACTTTGCCACCGGCATTTGTCCAATGCCCTCCGACTTTGAGTCCGAGCTCATCTAACAGTTTTCGCGCCTTTTCAATGTCTGCTTTCATGCTCTCTCCGTTCCGTTGGAAGTTGTCCTAAATCAGAATGCGTCGTTCACGCCGTTGTAACGCGGAGTGCGAGTCTTGCGCGCCACAGTCTTCTTTGCTACCGGCTTCAGTGTCTTCTTAACCGCTACAGTTTTCGTCACAGCTTTCTTTGCGGGTGCAGGCTTGCCCCCGATTTTGCCACCAGCCTTCAGTGCGGTAACAACGAGGTCCATCGTGAACTTCATACGACGGCCGCTTTCGTCTGTAGCAACGAACGGGAATTTCGGGCGGCTGGGGTATAGACCGATCAGTGTGAATGTTTCCCCACGATACTCAAACGTGTCGTTCAAGCACGAAGCAGGAACGCCAAACGAGTCAGAGTATCTTTTGAAATCCGCAGCCTCGGCAGATTCGACCGATCCGTCAGGGTTCACAACTGAAACGTTGATTTTCAGATCAACGCTCGTTGCTGTTTTCATTGTTCCACCGGCTGGTCGAAAAGCCACGCCATATTTGCGCCCGAGCGCTTCGAGCTCAGCGATCATTGCGTCGGAAAGGACGCGGCAGGCTGTACGGTCGAGGGTCTTGATTGCTGTTGTCTTTGCCATGATGAAACTCCGTTTCGTTGGGAGGGTGTGAAAACGCGAACAACGCGCGAAAACCGAAGTGCGTTTTCGCTACGTGCCCATGCCATACTATTGTAACATTTCTGTCAGGTTTCGTGGAACATTCGAAAACAGTTGTAGGATAAAAACAACACCCGAAAACCACTGTGTGGGCAGTACTATCTCTGCTCCAGGCGCTTACTCAATCGAATGTATACCGTCGCGTACAAACCAGTAGGATCGCAGCCGGACGCGCGGTTCGCAAGCGCAACATTGTCGATGCCGTTCGCAACGAACACCCCATAGTAGTACGCGACCTTCAACACCTTTCGATATCCATCCACGAGAACGTACTCACCAACGCGTGGGATTGCCAGAGCGTCCTGGATTGTGATCGTTGCTATACCACCGAGCTTATCGCTCATCGGAATTTCGTAGTCTATCTGCATGTCACACCACGGTGAGTTCCTGATTATCTTCACGATCCTGATACGTCTGATCCTTCAGGACGAGATCGCGAACGCGCAGCACGTCGAGTAGCACCTTCTCTCTTGGTTTCTTCACCCACGCCTGCAGCTGCTTCAGCAACGTTTGCTGCTCCTTCAGTTTCGCCTTGTACTCGTTCTGGTTCAGCTTCGAGATTTTGCGCAGCTGCAGGTCACAGACCAACTTCGCCTGTTCTATAGTGATCTTCAGCGCTTTCACCAATGCTGCCTCAGGGTCCTCAGACTTCCGAATCGTCTTGATGATAAGATCAATGTGATCCGCGGCGTAGATCATGAGCTCAGAGTACGCTATGTCACGTTCGGTATACGAGATGCGATACGCCAAGCTGCGCAACTCAAGCTTCATCCTCTCCCGAAGCCACGCAATAATCAACTGCGGAACTGACAGAGCTTCGATCTTCGTATCGAAACTGACAACGCCATCCTCGATGCTGGAAGTCCGTCTCGTCACATTAATCTTGAACGGGCGACGTTTGACTGTTGCCTTCTGCACCTTTGCCACAAACTTATCAAACTGATCGAAGTTATACGCGGGCTTGCACACTACAGTGAAGGTAGTCGAACCTTCGGAGTTCAAGCATGTCAAACACTCGGGCATTTTCCGCACAGCTTCGGTGAACTTCTCAAGATCAGTTCCTGGTGGCCAATCGTTGATGACGATACGTTTGCTGTCCCGATCGACCTGAAGATCAGACTCGAACTGTACACTTGCATAAGGTGAGGTGAACAACTGATTCCACTGTGCCTTGTTCTCTTTCGATTGAACAAGTTGCCCGCCCCAACGATGGCTGAACTTCAGCGTCTTGGCAAAATCCAGCGGCTGCAGTTTCTCACCCTTCAGCAATCTTTCAATTACACTCACGACCGACACTGCAGTGAATGTTGGGATCATCGTGTTGATACCCACGCCGATGCCTTCGCCACCATTTAGAATGATGTTGGGTAGCTGTGCTGGCAGGGTGACTGGCTCGACCCACTTGTCATTGTAGTTGGGAACGAACGACGTTACTTCTTTCGCAATGTAATCCGGCTCCAGAAATGACAAGCCGTAATCCGTCAGCTTGCACTCTGTGTATCGATACGCAGCGGCGCCGTCAACCATCGATCCCCAATTGCCACGACCGAAGATAGATGGAGTCGGCATGTTGACCATCGTTACCATTGCGCCGTAGATAGAACCATCGCCGTGTGGGTGAAGTTTACCGAGAACGAATCCGACATGCTCACCAGCTTTCTGAATCGACTTCCCACCATTCGCCGACATGCCCCAAAGAATGCGCCGATGCACCGGCTTCAAACCATCGAACAGATCCGGAACCGACCGATCCAGATTGGTCGTCACTGCGTATGTTGTCATGTTGCGTTCGCCAAATGAACGCAACGTTTCATTCTTCAAATGCTTATCTTCTTCCGGCACTAGACTACGTTGCTTGGTCGAGGCACGCTTCTTAGTTACCATGGTCACGCCGCCTTCTTAAGTTTGGGTTTGACTCCACGCTTCTCTGCTGCCAGGTCCCGAATTGCGTCAGATATAGGACCGAGTCGCGCAACGCCTTTCCGTGGTACAGATTTCTTTACTGTTTTCTTCGCTGCGACTTTACGTGGTGGCTTTTCCTGTTCCTCATCGTCCTCTGAAACATCCGAGGCTGAAGGCAACCCAAAGATCTTCCGGCGATACGCAACGTCTTCGTCCATAAGTTTGACGAACTCGACTTTGTCTTCCTTCTCGATTGCTGAGATTCGAATTAGGCGACGCGTCTGCGGGTCGCACGCAAGAATGCGCAGCAGATTCTTCGGAGCTTCCCCCCACCCCTTCAGGTGATTGATCTGAACCGAGGCCGGCGCCTTCAGCTTCGCCAACTTCTTCTTCATGATCGATACAGTGTCCGCTGTCACCAGTTGCGCTTTGTAGATCGAGTAGAACTCGGGGATCGCCGACACATACACCATCCCTCTAGCAAACAATTCAGGCAAGTACTTGTAGAACAACGTCAGGAGCAGTGAATTGATGTGGCAGTTGCTTGACACAATACCAGAGGGTAACATGAAGTTATGATACCTAGGTACTGTCAAACAGTACACCGGTACGGGTTCGTTCAGATGTTGAACACGCAACTTGCTAACTGCGAAGAATCCTTTGCCCGTCATTCGATCAATCAGATCCTTTGCTTTCCCAGTTGCTTCATTTTGAGGCGCATACACCCGATCACCAATTCGCATATCTTCTGCACGAATGTATGCCAGATTTTGGCTGTACACCTGATAGATACGATCACGCACTGCCGGGGTTCGCACGACCAGGAATTTGTGATTCAAATCGACTTTGTACTTGTGTCCACCAATCTCCATCGATACGAGCGTATCGACATTCTTCTGCAATGAAGCACTTGCAGGTTTCCACTGTAACTCTCCACCAGCCCACACAGGCACGGCGAAGGTTACGCCGGCCTCCGCAAGGTGCTGAATTGATCGCTGCTGTGATTTGGTGCCATCCAATCCTCCCATCGCAGGAGGTCTGAAGGAAATCAATGTTTCTCCAACGAACGGTCCATCCGGATCTGGGTCAGCCAGACAAATGATCTTTCCCATAGTCAGCTTCGAGTACGGGTCGGCCGCCTTCGGATCATACCCGATTGCTGCCAGGATGTTAATCACTTCCTCAGAATCAAGAGGTGTCTTTTTCTTCGTCGGCTTCAGAGCATTCATGATCTTGCCACGCAACGGCAAGATAGCCTGATACGCGAACCGCGCTTCCTTTAGCTTGCCCGTCGCAGAATCACCTTCTGTGAGGAAGAGTTCGCGATCATGCACCTTCGTCTTCGGATCGAACCCTGCATATTTTGCAGGCAGACCCATGCGCTTGACCTTGTTCAGATCAGCAGCGTTCTTCTTCGACATGTTGAACTGATTGCGCGCCTCATTGACTTTCGTCGCCTTGTCGCACAACCTTTGTGCCATTGCCTTGTTCTCTTTGAAGAACTTTGTTGCTTCGACAATGAGCTTGTCTTCCAGACCTTTGCCCATACGTTCATCCGACAGGAACACCTTGTCCTGAGAATTGAACTTTGCCTTGTGCAACTTGGCATTGACGACGCCAACCAGACCTTCTTTCAAATCGACTTCGCGGAATACAGGGACGAGTTTGCCGTCGACCTTACGTGTCTTGATGTACGGCTTCAATGCCTGATACAGAGCGCCCGTTACTGAGTCAACGTGCTTACCACCCTTGCTATTGAAAGAACCATTAGTGAACCCACGAAGGTCGCAGTCGCCATAGTCAGAAAAAGCAACCACGACATCAGCCGCGTGAGGATCCCCATGAACAGACTTGTACTCGAAGATCGTCTTCTCCGCCTGTGCCTTGAGCTTTGCAAGACGCGCATCAATGTACTCCTTAACTCCAGCCTTGGATAGATACTTCTTTTCGCTTTTAGCTGACTTGATGCGTATCGTCACACCCGGGTTGAAGTACGCCATCATCTCTGCCCATTCCAGCGCCATTTGCGTCGGAAACTTCGAGCTAGAGAAAATCGACATGTCGGGTTTGCAATGAATCAGCGTCCCGGACTTCACCACGCCTTCAGGTCCGCGCGGCGCCTTGCACTTCGACACCGGGGTAACAAGCACACCCTTCTTGAACCCTATGGTGTACCACTGACCTTCGAAAAAGGTGTAGACCGTGAAGTACTCACTTGTCGCGTTGGTGCCCTTGCTGCCGATGCCATGCGTCCCGATCGACACTTCATATGCTGCGGTGTCGTACTTGCCAGACGTATTCAGTGCTCCGAATACAGCTTGCATGGTCGACATCTTATTAATGATATCTTTGCCGTTTACGTGAATCTTTGTCTTCGTAACCCCCTGTGGTACACCATGCCCCGCATCGCTTACCCAGAACGATCCGTCCTTGTCCAGGTATAGACCGACCATATCATTCCGGCCGGCCAGCGCTTCATCCAAACCGTTGTCGAGAAGTTCTTTGATAATCATCCACAGGCCGTAGCTATCGGTGCCGCCAATGTACTGGCTAGCATTGCGACGCACCGACTCAGGGAAGACCAGACTCTTGATATTAGCTGAAGTGTACTTCGCGACTTTCTTAGCTGCTACTTTTTTGATTACCATGGCTCACTCGGCAGAGTTTTCCTCATTATACGGATCGAGATTGGGTACATTCATCAATGCATGTACAAACGGAAGGACATTCGAAAGCTCGGTGATATTGCACTTGGCAGAATGATACGGAGACCACGAACCTCCTTTGGACAACTCAAGGAGGAAGTGTACGTATCCAGGTTCTATGTACTTGGGTGGGCGCTCCATGCCGGGAGCTGACTTGCCATACACTACTTTACCTTTCGGATTATCGAATGTCAACGAGATCCGAATACGCCCCAGCTTCCACTGCACCTTAGGCAACACCTGTTCGTCAGCTTCGAGATTTATGATAGGCATCTTGTTGCTATCGAACTTGAAGTCGACGTGAAACTTAATCCGCTTACCCGACGCAGATTCCGAGTACTGTGGAGTGTACGCGAATCCCCAACGAGAGAAGAAGTTGTGCAGGAGCTGCTCCAGCTTCGGCATAGCTTCCTTCGCGGCCTTGATCTTTTCGGGATCTGTAGCTAGGAATGTCATCTCAGAATTAGAGATCAGACACTTGCCATACTTCTTCTTCCACGTCGCGGCTAACATCTCCACAAACGGGTCCATCAATTCTTCCTCGAAAGGAACTTCCTTCCCTACAATACCATGAGACTTTGTGATTAGTCTCAAGGTAGGGATAAACGTGTGATGGATTCGTAGAAGTGGAACTCCCAGCTTCTTCAACGTCTTGTACGTCTCGAAGTCAACCGGGAAGTACCACTGCTTGATACGCGTCAAACGAATCTCATTGGGATCGAGATTCGACTTGACTTCCTCAGGCTCTGGTGGTGGGGCCGGGATCACTTCTACCACTTCCTTGCCATCTTCAACTTTCAACTCTGCTTGATTTACTACAGGCAACTTCAACCTCTTCTTGATTGAAGTCTTTGATGCGGGTTTCGTTTCCGCTTTTGCCTTCATTGGTCGACACCTCTGTCTTTGGATTCAAGGTAGTAGTAAAAGCGCTCGATGAACGCCGGGCTTTGCTTATTAACAAGTTGTAGCACATTCGCTTCAGCTACAGGGTTTCTGGAATTTCTGGCTGCCATCACCTGCTTGGCATATTTCCTTGCGCGGCCGACAACAATGATCTGAACTTCGCCCGCCGGGCAATCCTCGTTCCCTTTCGAGAAATGACATTTCGCATACTTCTTGGGTTCATCGGGGTCCAGGTGGCCGCACTTTTTGCACAGCGGGCTGTAAACCTCGAGATAGTCCTTGTTATCCACTTTACCACCTCTCACATCTCGAAAATGACAGGAAGGCTGACGCCCTCATTAGAGAACGTCAGCCTGGCTGATTACTACTTTTTCACTTCAGGTGATCAGAAGTTGTCGAGGTCTTCCTCTTCTTCTTCCTCTTCTTCCTCTTCTTCCTCTTCTTCCTCTTCTTCCTCTTCTTCCTCTTCTTCCTCTTCTTCCTCTTCTTCCTCTTCTTCCTCTTCTTCCTCTTCTTCCTCTTCTTCTTCCTCTTCTTCTTCCTCTTCTTCCTCTTCTTCCTCTTCTTCCTCTTCTTCCTCTTCTTCTTCCTCTTCTTCCTCTTCCTCTTCTTCCTCTTCTTCGTCAGCCACCGGTGCTGCTGCGACGCCGCCCGAGGTCACGAAGATGTACGAAGGATCCGAGGCGATGACATTACCCGACTCTTCGGTCACGTACACCGTCTGGTTGTTGCGCTCTTCGATGCCGGTGATGGTACCCAGAAGTTCAAGAGTTTCATAAACAATGACGTTACCGACCACAGCCTTGACACGAGTCCGTGGGATAATCACGTCGCCCACGCCATAGTACGTTGTAGCTGTCGGCTTCTTAGCCGCCTCAACACGGGATTGAACCTTGAGGAAAACCTGCTGACCAACAGTCGAGGCAACAGCTGCAGCAACCTTCGTCTTCTTCACGACCTTTTCCGGTGCAGCCTTCTTTGCTACAGTCTTCTTAGCAGCAACCTTTTTAGCTACGACCTTCTTCGCAGCAACCTTCTTGGCAGGAACTTTCTTTGCTACAGTCTTCTTAGCAGCAACCTTCTTCACTGCAGCCTTCGCTTTCGTGCCGGCCACCGTCTTTGCTGCTTTCTTTGCTTTCGTACCAATTGCCATGGTGATATACTCTCTAGAGATTTGATAAGAACCGATCCGCGTTGCCCGGTGCGGTCGAACCCGGTTTGCTTCTTCCTACATATTTACTATCTGAGACGATTCGAAACTTCGTTTACCCTCACCGAAATTCCTGCTTTGAACAATCTGTATTCGATACCATCGCATTCTATCCAGGTATGAGCAAGATTCAATGCCATTTTCCGTTGAGCACTTTGGATCTCAGCAGATTCTCCTGGGAGAGCGAACGCTTCGATACAAGCTTCAACAAATTGCTCTCGTATAGATGCCATCATGCGAATCCATCGCGTGGATTGTTGTTGTACAATCTGAGCGCCTCCTCGTATCCAGCCTTCCGAGCTAGCTTGTAAATCAGAAACTCGAAGCCGTTGTTCTTGATTATGTACTCAGCCAACGCTTCAGGTGTCAGGTTGATTGATACCGCGACCGAAACCATTTCAGGGTCCTGCTCGAATGCATCCTTGACTGCTCTGGTGAACTCTTCCTCAATCGTCATGCTCGTACCTCCTTCGTGAAAGGCTGAACGGGACGGTCGGTTTTCAGCCGCAGTCCCGCGAGGATCGGACGTTATCATACTTTTGCGCTGGCGTCAAAACTCGGTGTTGTTTTTACGCAACAGTCACTCGTCCGAGTCTTCAGCCTTCTTGTTTGCACCACGCGTGCGCTTCGGCGGAAGCAGAACATCCTTGAACGCTGCCGACATGAATCTCCGTGCTTTGACGAATGCCTTGTAGACCGGATCCACTTTGTCGAGCGCCTTCAACTTCTTGACCGAGTTGACGACAACAACCTGAGACACCGCCTTGGTCCCTACTGTGATCGAATTGTCTGCAGCCTTCTTACCGATGCGGAACAGGATGCGAAACGTCGTGTTCGGGGTGAGACGAAACGCTGCGCCGAATGCTGCCTTCTCTTTTGCTTCACCTTCCTTGTTCTTGAACTTGACCTTGGCACAACGCTCCTTGATCGATGCCGGGTAGAACTTGAGGGCGTTCGTCTTGAACGTCACCTGAGCCAGACGAGCCTGCAGACCAACCAGCGTCTTTGTGTCATAAGCCGAGATGTCGAACTTCTTCTTATCCTCTGCCTGTGGGTCATAGCGACCGACGTAGCGAATGGCTCGAATCTGATTCCCCAGCAGGCCATCCTTTTCGGTACGTACCGTAACTTCGAGGAAGAAGGGCTTGAAGTCTGAAGGTGCATCGAACAGGAATGTTCCCGGCTTAGCCTTCGCTTTCGTCTTCTTCGCGGCTCCGCCCTTGGCACGTGCCAGTCGCGCTTTCTCCAGCGGAGTCAACACTTTGCCTTTCGGTGCGACCTTCTTGCTGCTCGAAGTCACCGACTTCCCACTGGCTGTTTTCTTCGCCACTGTTTTCTTTGTTGCTACTTTCTTGGCTGTTGCCATGATGTTGCTCCGTTAGGTGTGATATGGTTAAATGATTCAATTCCGACTGCAAGATGAAAATTAGGGTTTGCGCGTGCTTCTCAGCATACGCACGAATGACTTCAGCCGGTTTTCCTTGCTGATGCAGCATTGCGATCTGAAACGTTGGATCATTCCTCAGGCGCTGAAGCGAAACTTGCGGTCGCTGCAACTCTTGCTTCAAGTACTCGCGACCTTGGTGACATCGCCAAGCCCACTTGCCTGCACCTGTGTTTTTTACTAACATCAGATATGTTTCCTGAAGGAAAGTCAAATCCCCCAGACGATACGCTGCTACGACCAACTGGAACAACTCTGAATCACCTCCACGATCCGGGTGAACGAGTGGGGCAACCATCCGATATGCATTTTTTACTAGATGCGCCTGAGCATTGTACAGTTGCTCTGTTCCTGCAGTTATATAACCTGCGGAAGTGATCGCGTCCTGTGCAATCGTTGCAGGCGTACCCCGTGTAGCCAATCGGATTTCTCTACGCAACCGAATGATTGTTTTAGCCTCAGGCATCTCGTCCAGGTACGACGACACAAGCTTCATCGAAGAATTGTAGAGCTTGTAGTATTGCTGCCTTGCAGCATCGACCTTGCGCGCCAACAAATCGTACTCGTACAGGTGCGCGAGATTGACTGTCAAATTAATCGGTATAAGGTTAGGCACTGTACACACACTCCAGTTCAGAAGATTTGATCTTCATGCAGCCTCCGAAGAAACAGGATCTCCCCAAACGGCACGACCCGTAGGCTTGACTGCGGAGATGCGAACATAAACATCTTTCGGGTCAGGAGCATCATTGAGGAACACCATCAACCCGATTCGGCGGGTGTTGGTGATGGGCATCCATCGTCCTGTCTTGACATTCAGATGTGAAGCAATCACCCAACGCTCTTCCTGTTCGAGATACGTCACGCGGCACATGTAGGTACGCTCATCTGCAGACCTGGCAGCATCTGCTTGTACAAATGGGATGAGCGTACCCACTGTTGGTAACAACAATGTATTTCCCATAGTAGCTCCTAACGAGCTTTGTAATCTTTCGGATCAAACTCTAATCCGTGGTCCTCTGCCACAAAAGCGAACTCCTTCAGAAGAACTTGACGAACTTGCCGTTTGGTGGAGCCGATGTATTCGTAGTCGTATAGATCATCATGAACAGTTTGTAGCTCACACAATAAACTGATATGCTTCTCAAGCAATTTTTTGTACGATTTGTGTTTCGGAGCGGTGATGAATTTACCTAGCTCGTCAACTGCTTTAGCTTCCATAAGAGGAACATAAATCTCATCTGGAATAATACACCCAACGGCACACATGAGTCCTTTGGAACCCCTATAAGCACAGGTTTCAGTGCCATCTTCCGCCACTCCCATAGACGCCTTACCTTGCTTGTACAGGAAATGAGTGATGTAGTCGAATAGCTGCTGAGCAGTGATGCTCGGATCAATCATCTTCGGAAGATCGCGTTTCATACTTGACCTCTCTTTACTGTATAGTCTTGCGAATCGAACTCCAGACCTTCCTGTGTGGCGAGAATCTGAAATCTCACCAACAATCCTCGACGGACTTCATCCCTAGTCAGACTTTCATCGTCGAATGAATCATGGATGCCCTGCAATTCATTCAGAAGATACTCGTGTTCATCTACTAGACGCCAGTATTTCTTTTCGCCTTTCCTATTGCGATACGTGCTGAGGATACCTTCCACGTCTCTGCCTTCCATATCCTTGCGATAGAAACGGTCGGGCAGGAAACATCCCATGGCACACATTAGGCCACCATCACCTCGATACAGACAGGTCTTGTCGTCCTGATCATCTCCAGGCATAACTCCTATAGACGCCATACCTTGCTGGTACAGAAAGTGGGTGATGTAATCGAAAATTTGTTGGTCGGTCATTGATGCCGTAATCATTGTCGGCAATTCGCGTTTCATGTTCTTCTCCTGAACTTAATTAAGCGTGGGCTTCAACCGAACCAACCGGATTCTTTGCCTTCATCAGAAACTTCTCGATCTCTGAATCCTTCCGCATGATGGGTGTGGCACCAAGATGTTCTGTAACCCAGGCAAGAGCCTCGGCCTTCGAGACGAAGGGTTGAATCGCTGGTGTGGTTTTGATAACCTCGCCAAACTCGTTCTGAATGTTGATCTTACGCGTCGTGCTACGCAATGCATTCCAACCCTTTTGTCCGGGGTTGCGAATGAGCACGACCCAATGTGGTGCCACATACTCCACGCAGCATTGGATCTCAGCAGCTTTTTTATTCTTGAAATTAAACATGATTGTTATTTCCTTTTCGTTTGGAATGGTTGTTTAACGTGCGGATGAATTTGTTAGGCGTGGTCTTGGTACAAAACAGGGAACAAATGGTGAACGACGATTCGGGTAGGCCTTACGTAAGACCTCTTTGCGCTCACGAACTTGTGTTCGAATCTGCCAAGACTTGCGTCTAGCGATTAGGCTTCTTGGCCACATGTTACTTCACCTTTTCGTTCGGTAATTAGAAGAGATAGTTTGAAGACCAAATAGCAATGGTCAAACAAACGAAGGCTGCAACACAAGCGGCATTGTATGCGTGACCTTTGAACTTCGGATTTCTCAACGCATCAAGCAGGCTGAAGAACATAAACATTGCTGCTACCTGGACTGTCATTACATAAATCCAAGGTACTTCTGTTGGACTATCCACTTCAACTCCGTTTCGTTAGGAATGTTCCTCAGCCATTTGCTTTCGTCTTCTTTGCCTTGACAATAACTTTGGACTTTGACGTCTTCACCTGAGGTAAGGAAAGTAGGCCACGCTCTTCAAGAACTTTTCGTTCAGCAGGGTTCAACTTTGCCAGAGCACCTTGAATCATGTTCTGAGCTTTATTCTCTGCCTCTACTTTCCGCCGTTGGGCTTCGTCATCCTTCTTGTGTTGATTCCACCAGGTTAAAAGTTCGGTGATATGTTTCTCTTCAACCTCCGCATCCTTGAGAGCGAGCTGAACACCAAGTTTCCCTGGCCTCGCGAACTCAAGCGCCGTCAGAGCGTTACACGCGATACGTGCAAGCTTGTCCCTTTGCTCCTTGTTCGCTTCCCAACCGCGCTCGTAGTTGTGGTCATCTTCGTAATCTCTGCACGGCATGATTCACTCCTTGAAGGTCATCTTGATATTAGGAACAGCAACAGAGCCTTGGTCGATGCTAAGGACCAGAGTGTCCCATGTTACATCGACCGAAAGTAACTTATCACACTTCTGTTGTGAAAGCGCATTAAGCGTGGTGGAAACAATTTCCTTTACTGCGAACAGCTTGTCTGTTGACTTGGATCCTGAATTCATACAACTCACCTCAGTATGCGCGACGTTGATATTTCTGAACCTGTTTATCGACCTGAACCATACGAATTTTGAATTCGTTATGGAGGGGGTAATGGATCGCCTGACGTTTCGTTTTCCGAACCGGGAAGTTACCGCCCCACTGAGCCTCACGTCGCAGCTGATACTTGCAAGCACAGTAGAACCCGATAGCCACCGATAGGAGGATCATCAGCGCGCAGATTACCAATGCAGCGATTTGCTGCTCGACTGAGTTCGCGGTGACGAACAGGTAGGACGGAAATGCAATCGCCAGGAGAAGACCCAAGCCGGTGATCTTGCACATAAGTTTGAACGGTGACATCTTATTCTCCTTAATCGTCTTCGCCAGCATCATCACCTACTGTGTAGGTAACGACACCTTGTCGTTGCTTCATCTCAGCCAGCAGGATCTCCAGGCTGGAGATCATGACCGGGCGCTGTTCGTCGTGCGGTTTGGACTTTTCCAAATCCAGCAAACTTTGGATCCAACCCACCTGGGCTGTGGCTAAACCATTGCTGGAAGCACCCACAATGTCTTCCCATAACCCCTGAATCGTGCCACGACAATTGATTAAGGCAGAGAGCGCCCACAGTTCAATAGAACTGTCAGAGTTCGGCTGCGCATGCATATAGTGCTTCTCCAAAAACGCGCGGAGCTCCTTATAGTCTGAGACTTCGCGGGAGTTGCGATGCAGGATCATCGGGTTAACCTTCTTGTCTGCGTCTCTCATGATTTACTCCGTAACGTATTTGACTCTGACATTGGTCCACGCCGATTGCTTCATCGGTACCTTCTTGCCCATCTTTGCGTAGAAGCGCCGGACAGCCTCACCATTGATATCCATCCTGGAGCCCGGGACAAAGTCCAACTCCATGAGGAAATCATGCGGATCTGCAAACTGGAAATTCTCTCCAGCTACTTTTGCTTCGAGGAATTCTTCGAGCGACTGCGCTTCGGTTTTGATTTCCCTCAGACGTGCGGTCAACTTCGCTTGTTCTTCCTGCAGCTTGTGCAGCTCAAACGCGTAGTCTGAAATCTTCTTGCTCGAGACAAACTTCATGATTCATCTCCCTCAAAATCAGTCCAGCCATCGTCTGTTTTCACATCTACGTGATCCAGCTTTTTCTTCCAAGCTTCGAACTCTTGCAGACGCTGGTCGTACACATTGCACGCAACCATAGCGGCCTTGTTGAGGCTCTCCATAACCTTCTTGAGAGAAATCGAACAACCACCAAGTAGCCGGTGGTAGTCTTTGACAGTCAAAGTCACACCGCTGTGCATCAATGCGGACTCATATCCACACAAACAGGATCCCGTGTCAAACGTCATAGCCACTCCATCCGCATCGACCTGAAGAAGTTCAAAGTCGTAGAAGCAGTCGCCTGTGTGTTCGGTCTTGACCAGGAACTCGCCAACATGTTTTCTATCCCGACCTTCAGATTGACTGGTGCGGGACATCCCCGAAGGGTTCGCGATAACCCAAACTACATGATCGATTTTACCACGAATCATTTTATTCTCCGTTTCGTTAGGAGGTTGTGATTACTTACTCAGGCAGATAGCCTTGGCACGACTTACCAATGTTTCTTCGCTGAGCTCAGGATGAGCATACGCGTACGTGATTACGCGCATCGTTGCTGCCTTCCCTGCTGCATCTCCCGGTGCCTCGTCCATCTTCTGCTGCACCTGTGCAAGTGTAGGTGCAAGAGGAGGTCCCGTGCTAACCATTGCATACGCAGCATGCGCCGTGTCGTCCGCATGCTCGTTGCAGAACGAGGGGTCGAGACCACTAGGTGTCGTCCCGATTAAGTAGACAATCCACAAAATTGTGGCGACTGTCCCGGCGCAGGCTAGACCCATGAGGGTGTATCCGAGACCCCGACCGAAGGATCTAATGTTCATCCTGAACTCCTGTGGTAACAGGTCGAGCGTAGGTGAGTGTGACATCCCTGTGGTGAGATGTAGCGAGAAACAATTCTACCACAGCTCGCAGGAAAGATTTCCCTTCCCACCAGATCAGGGTGTCCTGTTCCAAGCCATTATCCCACGAAGGATCTTCGTAGTGAAGAACTACTGTGATTACATACGTTCTCTTCATATTAGCCCCGTGCCCGATGGCCGAACTTTGCTGCCAGAGCTTCGAGCTTCGAAGGTGCAGGAGGCACATGCAGTGGCGTTGTTTTGCCGGACTGCTTGTCCTTGACCTGGAACTGATTCGTCTCGGACTGAAACGAGGTGATTTGCAGATTGGGATTTGCCTTGACGAGCAAGAGCTTGATCTCCTGATTCACGGCCGCAGTGTATTGCTTCGACCAGGCCTTCAGGATAACAAGTGCGTGGCGAAGTTTCTCAGCTGCGCGAAAGTCACGGGTGACGTCCATGCGGTACCAACCGAAGCCACGTTTGAAAAGATAGACGCCGTGAGGGAAGCCAACATTCTTGCCAGCCTCGGTGTGCATCCAATAACGCAAATGTGCGTGCTCGTCTGCGCTGAGGTGGACAGTGATGTATGCGGTGTCGTCGTTCGTCAGGTGCGTGAAGTATTTCATGATGCTCTCCGTTTCGTTGGGAGGTGGGGAAAACGTTGTTACAGGTTATTTACTACAACCATTCTCTCTCTTCGTCCTCATCTTCGTCATCACCTTCTTCCCCATCACCTTCGCGTGCATCTCCCATAATGGAGGAAGCGGCTAGGATGGATTCTTCGGTAGGATCCGAGACGAATTCGAGATTGTCATGTTCATGCCACCAACTACCGCCGACACCATAAGTCGTCCCACTTGGATCGGCCGCTACTTCATGAACAACCTGAGCTAACGCATCCGGAGGATCGCTCTTGAATCGCACCATAGTGCCGACTGCATAGATCGCACGGGGGTATTTTTCAACCGCCAAGCGGTAACCTGCGAATGCGCTGCTGGTGTCCTTCTTCAGGAACCCAACAAATTCGCGCGGCGTGTAGTCGTAGTAGTCGGGGAATTCCTTTTCCGAGTCTAGGATAAATTGCATTTCAAGAAATGTGAGTTCACGTGCCATGTTAAATCTCCTTGAGTTTTTCAAGACAAGCCATCTCCGGCGGAGCCTCGTACTTCTGTTGGAACTTTTCGGCAGTTTCGAGGTCATCAAAATAAGCGATAATGACCACGGCTCGGTCGTACATAGTCTCACCAGGGATATGCCAGAACGATACCGATGCTACAGACGTAGGTAGACGTTTTAGACTTCCACACTCACTAACAACCATCATGCGATTTGCCATGTCAGTTACCTCCATGCTTGTAGTTAACTTTACGGATGTGCCACCCAATGCCTCGCACGTTTTCGTACAGGCACATGCTCTGCCACATATTACTCCAGAACACACAGAAATGCTTCATGTCTTCCATTTGGCACCTCAGATGAGGTCGTTGAGAATACGAATCAGGTCGTGCGGTGCCCAGAAGCCGTACAGCGCAATAGCACCAAAAGCTCCAACCGCGCACGCCATCAAAACTTCCGTGAATGTTGTTTCTTTCATGATGTTGCTCCTCTATACAACAGTTGAGATTAACGAACGAACTTTCCGGCAATGTCTACTTTTGCCTTCGAACCGCCGGGAGACTTCAGGTTGAACACCGCGCCCTCGCGACCCACGACGTCGATGCCAGACAACTCCCAGCCCAACTTCGCGGCCTTGAGAATTGTTTGAGCCTGCTCATCGGTCATGCGTTCGGCTGCATCAACAAGCGCTTTGATTTGCTTGCTCAGCTTTTCATCCATCTGAATGCCGTAGCCGTTGATCTGACAACCGAGGGCGATCAGTGCCCCGGTGGCGCGCAGACGTTGCGGGAAGTAATAGGTAACGTTGCCTTCCTTGACTTCGGTCAACCCATCGACCTTGATAAACTTCTCGAACGTCTCCAGCCCTTCTGCTTTGTTGCTGGGGATCCCCATGTCATGCTCCTTACGCAAAATACGAACGAATGACGCGGTGCATGTCATTCACGTTGTCAACAATCTCAACATCATGACCTCCGCACGCTTCGAACGGTCGAGCGGTCACAAACGACTGAGCACTGAACGTTACCTTGCTTTCCTCAAAGTTGAGGTGCAACTCCAACGTGTGAGTCCACGTAGCCTGCTGCCGGGCCATCAATATGGTGTATCCACGCTCTTCAAACTTGCCGGCTTGATAGGTTGCGCTGATGCTGGGATAGCATTCAGCGAGCTGTGCGGCGAACCCACGCACGATCTGCCCCCTCGTAAGTTCAATGACGTCACTCATCATTGATAAGCCCCATGTTTACGAGATCGGCACGTACAGCTTCGCGCCATTCGCGATGTTTCAGCCACCGTTGCAACTGGTACTCTGCAACGTGCGCACAGTGTTCAGTCTGCGCAGCCTGCAGATTTTGCAGGAACAACAAGTTGCTTTCCGCTGCGAACCCCTGCCACACGCTTAGGCCACGGATTTTGTTCGAAGCGGAAGTCTGAAATGTTTTCGTGAGTTTCATCGTTTGCTCCTTGAGCAATGTTTGCTTAGACTGCGAACAGTTCGAGCCGCGCCCTGTCATCAATAACGCCAGCACGACGACTCCGAATGTGCGCGATGTATTTGCGCTTGGCGCTGGACGGTATCGTGAGCTTACCGTTTGAAACGGTTGCCGGCAGACAGTCTAGATTGAACAGACAACGAATGTCCCACGCGTTCTCTTCACTGACAATAACAACACGATGGATCGACGGCTGGAAGTGATCGCGGTGGATCAGAAATGCCTTCGAAACATCCAAAGCATTGTACGTCTTCGCGCGCTGAACAAGCAGCACGTCTTTGCTGAGACCGATTGTGAATTCGCTTTTCGTGTCGAATACTGCGCGGTTGTTTATGACTTGCATGATGAACTCCGTTTCGTTGGGAGGTATGAAAACGCGAACAACGCGCGAATCGCACCTAGGTGCCGAATTTCGAAGATGCGTTGCCCCTGCAGAACCATTCTAACAGAAAAACCACCAACTGTGGCGAAGATGGAAAAAGCCGTTGTTTTTACGCAACGGCTTCAAACCACCATCTGAAGCGGGTTTCTGATGGTTTTTCCGCTCAAACCACAACGTGTTTCTGCAGGTAACGCAGGTGTTCCACAACATGCCACATCTCGTTAAGTTGCTTCACCAAATCGCTGTGGACCGGGCTCGAAAGCACAACATTGCCGAAATATCCGGAGTCTACCGAGACGATGCTCCCTACTTCAGATTTCTGATCGTACAGATTGTTAGGCATATGAGCACGCATGATTGCTTCGAGGCCACCGACTTCACGGGAAAGTACGCCCACCATCTCTCCAAGAGTAACCACCGCATTCGATGCGTTCAGACTCGGATCGGTGAACGCATCTTGCGGCGCTCCTTGTACAGGACCATCATTCATCTTCGTCTGTTGCTGTGCTGCCTGCATCTGTTGCTGTGCCATTGCCCTCATGACTGAGCTGACTGGGCGCACCGAAACTTTCTTTGCAGATGTTGCCTTGACATCACTCATCTTCATTCTCCTCAGAGCTCGGAACTTCGCCGAGCAAACATTTGACCAACTTTACGCATGCGTGCATCTGATCGATGCGGCGCTGCACACTGGCGCGAGCAAACAACATGTGGTAGATTTCATTGGCATCACTATTTCGCTCAGCCATGGTGATTCTCTTCGCCAGCTTGTGGTGATTAAGACCAAACAGAGCATTCGACTTCCACTTCTGATGCTCTGAAATGGATGAAGCATGGGGAACATACATCAACCATTCCAGCCTCTTAGCCTCACGATTCAGGTACCAGATGGCCTTGTTCAGATCCTGCTCGGAATTTCCCTTGTCGCCCCGACGATAGATGTACTTGAAAGCGTTACCCGGGTTGAACTCCATCACCTCAGCGATATCTATACACTCAACCTCGGAAGGGTGATTGTTGTAATGCTTTGGGTGGTTCACCATCTCTTCGCTATCGAGAGCACGGCGTGCAGGGATCTCCATACTCATCATCGCATCCTTCGTTGCTTCATCTAACTGATGACATGTCCCGCACTGACCCCAGGTCAAACTCTGCAGGTCATTAGATTTCTGACAGACGATACAGTCTGCTTTCGCCTTTCCAAACCCATCGACCTCTGCTTCAGCCATCTTATCAATGGTGGTATTGAAGTCTCCTATTGCCTTGTCTACAACAACCTTCGCTTTCTTAGCCATACCAAGAGCCTGATCTACAAGCTGGTTGGCATACGCGAATGCTAGAGAAGGTTCTTCCTTTTTCTCTTTTCCATCTTCCATCATGTTTTCCTTTTCATCAATGCTAGGGTAAAGTAAACCTCACAACATTGCTTACTCGTCTACATACTCAGATGCTTCAACCTCGGCATGCTCAACCTCGAGATCGTCACCATCCATGTCTTCAACTTCAGGGAAGTTTACGATCAGGAAGTTTTCTATATCTTCGATAGCACCGAGATGCCGCGAAGGTACACCACAGGTCATCAAACATTGCTTCAGACCTTCTTCTCGGATCAAAGCTAGAGCATCGTACGCGTGATTCACCAGGTTCTGCCTGTGTGCAAAGTTCAGATTCTGAATAAGAGTTGCATCCGCGTAGACGTTAGCTCTAAGGACATTCATGATCTTCTCTTTATTAGACAGGGTTTCTTCACCAGTGTTGTCCATGGCTCACCTCTTACTCAGCAGCGGCTTCAGCAGCCTTGCGCAACTCAATCAAACGACTCTTGATGAGCTTGACCGTGCGCGGATGTGCCGGAAGATTGTCACGCAGATAACGGAGCTCCTTGCGACTCAACTTAGCCTTGCCCTGAACCAGACCAAGCGTGTTGGTGTCCGGTTGTTGTTTAAGGCGCTGGAAGAACGCTTCGAAGTTTGCACTTAGGCCACCTACTCCTGTCGTCACACCTGCCTTGACCTGAGCGGTGACATTATCGTTATGCACCGAAACAGACGGAGCATTGCCTTCGCGGCCAGACAGCTCACGAGAGTTGACCACGTCAACATTTGCATCACTGATTTTACGAACCGAACCGGCTTCGCGGATTTGCTGTGACAGGTTTTGCATGCGCAGTTGTTCCTCACGGGCACCCGGCGACTTCAGAATCTTGGAAGCCGTAGGTTCGTCAATGAGAGTGACCAACTCTTCAACCACTGCGTTACGAAACTCTGTTGACTCAAGCAAACGCTTCTTTGTAAAACGTCCGGTAGCATTGTAGGGGAGCCATGACTGCGGAACGCGCATGAGCTCTGCACGACCTTGTGCAGTGGGAATGTTGATGAGAAGTTCACCTTCCATCTGCAGCTTCGAATCTGCCGCAGAGTTAAGAAGCCATATCGACTTCTTGTCTTCGTTTGCTTCCAGTTCATCCAGGGAAATTGCGATTATACTCACTTTGAAACTCCTAACTGTTTTACGCTTATTAGCGCGAGTTGTGATGTCAGGTATGTTAGGGAAGGGTTTACCTGCGGCTTCGCTGTTAGGTAGCGAGCTCTTTTTTGAGTCTCTTCTTAAGACTTCTACGTCCTATATTTACTACATCTACGGGTAGGACGGGGAGTCCGACACGCCTTGCATACTCATGGGATGGAATTGGGGTTTGTGCGAACGTACAACCTCCGTGCAAACGATGTTGCCACATACAACTTCCCTTAGCTAAGGGACATCGCGAAACTGCCAATTGCTGTTGAATCACACCACAGAATGTTCCTCCTTCCTTGGGTAACTGGTCATCATGATCCATCTTTTAAGTCCTTGGGTTTCATTGTTACTTTATAAGGCTTGCCAAGATCGTATCGAGAATTTTCTGTCTCCACCCTTACTGCATCCCCTTCTTCATTGTACCCAATAGCTACAACAAGACTTGTTCGGATCCACTCGCCCGAACGAATAGCCCAGTCTGGATAGTCATAGATATCGCCCATCACTACAAAGTCAAGACTGTTGTCCATGGGCTTATGGAATGTCCAATTCTCTATCCGGCCCTTATGGGGTTTCAGGTCTTGGGCTGAGTTTTGCGAGGAGTCGCCTTCCGTCTTCTGCGTTTCGTTGCTCATCTGTTTCTCCTTCTTTATCAGATTTGTTAGCCATGCGTTCCCTAAATCCTTCCATCTCTTTGTCAACGTGTTCCCGTGCCATGTCGAATGCCTCGTAGTGTGCAAACACCAATTCATCCTTTTCTTCTGGTTGTTCCTCAGGATCTTTCTTGCCAAGAAATAACTTGATAACGTCCTCACGACGAACCCAATCACCTTGCTGCATACGGAAAGACTCACCATCGAAGTGATCGTAGTTCTCAATGGTTGCCAATATCCTCTCCAGGTGGTTCCTGTTGAACCTATTATTCCTCAGGATGTCCTCGGTCATCCATTCCGGATATTGCGTGCGGATCATCAAGATACGTTCCATTCTATCCGTTATGCAAGGATAGTCCAAACCACCTATGGGACCCCACTGAATTTGCATCTCAGGATGATCGGACCAAACTTCATCCTCGTCAAACATCTCAGGGATGTCAGCGACGAATCTCTTAAGTTCTTTAACGTTCATCCGAGCTTTCCTCCAGCTTTGATATGCTTAGAAAGTATTCAAACAGGATTGCCATTTCTGAACAATCTCTTCCCGAGAAGAAAGGTCTGCCTTCGTCAAGATAGACATAAGCTCGACGAAGGTCCACAATGTATTCCTGTACAATTTCTTTGAGTTCCCAAGGCTCCATCTCTGACGGATGCATCATTTCTATAGCTCCAAAAATTTCTTGTAGAAGGACTCGAACTCTTTCTCACACGCTATGATGGCCATCTGTTCCTCGTCCGGTCTCCCCTTCAGTTGCTTACGTCTGCGGCGTATATCTTCGAAGTCTTGAAGCATGAACTTGTAGAATACAGGATCTATGAATTCCCTGTTCTGTATCTCATGAGGAGGCTTCTTTTTGTCATCCACCCTATACCTCCACCACTATCAAGAGAGCAAGATGCAGGAAAGTTAAGTATATAGTGATAACAATCAAGGCAGATATAAGGAGAACTACGAAGGCAAAACTTCTCTTCTCATTCCACTCCATTTTTGCGTAGAAACCTATGAGGCTCAGCTCTAGGATAGTAGCTAGGGTTAACGTAGCAATTCCACCCCACAACGTATAATCCATAACTACCTCAGTACGATAGAAACATGATGTATGCCATACGCTATAGATTCGAGAAGTACGGCAACGGCAGCTATGCAGATGAAGAATACAAACGCGATGAACGACCTAGCTGCCTGCTCACCATCTTTTGATGCTCCAGCTATGACCAAGAAGATCATAGCTATCGCAAAAATTGCTAGAAGAAATTTTGTCACATTTGCTCCTTTAGCTTTCTGAGGTATTCTTTCTGATCGGCATCCCGTCGCTCAAACTCGAGGTCAAGAATCGGCTCACAGGCCTTGAGGAGTTTGTTAACCTGATTTTCTGCATCCTCAGGACCATCGAGATCATTCATGCAATCATAGATTCCGTTACTGATAAGAGCGAGGCCTAGAGACGCATGGAACTTGAGTCGGGTGTATGCTTCTTCCCGTTCATCTATAGAATGGCCACAACCATCATCCGATTCTTCGATTGCCTGTTCGTGCTTGTAGCAAATCGGACAAGGAAAATATAGATCAGTCATGATACTTCCTATGGAGAACAGCTAGTTCCTGATATAGAGCATAAGAATCTTCAAACAGTACATCGTAGGAGGATTGAAGATGTGTCATACTGTTGCAAGAATACTTGTGCAAGGTTTCAATCAGTTCGTCTTCTTCCTCAGATGACATCCTCGTAATTACCTCAGCCCACTTTTGCCTTTGTGCGGCCTTTCGAACTTTATAATCAAAGTTTTTCTTGGCTTTCTCTGCCCTGACCTCTTTAATATCCCGCTTAAGTTTCCTGCGAAGCTTTATGGTCTTATAAAGCAACCAACATGCCAGGATAAAACATACTCCACTACATGCAAAGGATATCCAAACATCGATAGGCATTTCAGTCCTCCGTCCATGCATGTTGCCAAAGCTTGTATTGACCACAACGGAGACACTTCCAACCACAAGCTGCAGGGTAGGCTTCTTTGTTAGACATCTCTTGCTTGTTATGTCCGAAATACTGACAGACGAGTTGATCGAAAGGATCAACTGGGGTGCGCTCAGGAGGAATGTTCTTGTCTGCTTTCTTGATCTCTTTCCAACTCAAGTCACTAAACACTAAAACGATCAACCTGCGGAACAGATACATCGCGAACTTTTTCAGCATCACCCTTCTCCTTGAGTAGGTCGGACAGTTCCTTCAGACGATAAGCAATCTTAGTACATACTGAACAATTGGCATCCCACAGATGGTGGATCATTTCCTCATCGGTGTTTACTTCATCTCTGTTGAATTGCATTTTATGATGTTAGTCGATAGAATTTGGGAGGATTAAGAATACACGAAGCACACAGATGTGCGCCTTCCGATCTTTCCTTGCTCCGCTCAGAATTAACATCACTGACATAACCGTTAGCTATTGCCTGACACATTTCTGCAGCATCATGCATAGCACCCTTCCATACCCTCTCACAATAAGCCCACTCACTTTCTCCACGCATTCTTGCGTGCGTCCTTTCCCACTCTTCAAATGTCATGATAACCTCATGGTAGGCAGTACAGGATGGAACCAATGGCAACACAGATCACACCACACAACATCGCTTCAGGCCAGTCACGAGTGCAGACGAACGCTAAAGTAAACACTAGGGCTACAAATAGCAAGAAGATACAGAAAAAGGTCATGATAACCTCAGGCAGCCTTCACTGAATTCAGGACACGTCTACGTACGCTCTTTATGTGTTGACGCATCTTGTCCGGTACATCATATGACTCTATCCATGCGGAAAAGAACTCTGCTACTTCGAACTTGATCGCTTGCCCATCTGTCAGATCCTCGGTTAACACCGACGCAAGATCCTGCTTCGTTTTGAAGTTCTTGTTCTCAACAATGTTGTTGAACTTTGCATAGTCACCCGGGGAGACGTCACAACCATCCTGGATGATAAGCTTCACCAGATCGGTGGGTGAATCAGGGATAAGACTTATGTCATCCCGCGTCTGTAGAACGATGTTGTGCAGCTTGTATTTCGGATCGTTCTTTACAAGCCGGATCTCGAAGTCTTCCGGTGAGTTGAATTCAATATGGTGAAAGTACTTTGGAAGGCTCTCTCCAAAATTTGTTTGATATAGTGTTCCTGAGTAATACGTGTTACGTACTCGATGAGCGGTATGCAAATGTCCACCGCAGATGACGGCTTTGGACTTTGTGAGTCCATCGGATTCAAAAGCTTTGCCATGATCGTTCTTTGAACCATGAGCTTCGAGGTGAAAAACATTCAGAGCTTCCCTATCGAACGACGCATGAGGAAACGGCAAAAACCGAACCTTCGCTCCATGCACCTCGACTGTCTTTGGCCTGGTGTAGAAGCGAACGTTCGGCTTATGATAAAGCAACTTCAAAATCTCAAGACTGTGCCCGGCAGATGCTTCGGTACCGAGCATATCGTGATTACCTAGGATGAAGTCGAACTCGAAGTCATCATTAGTAGAGAGGAAACGTGCTAGAGATGTTGTAGCTGGGTAAGACAGCCGATACATGTCTCCAGAGATATCTCCATACTGGAACACACGATTGATACCCCTGTCCCTACCATAGTCCAACACCTTTGAGAATTCATCGAGCACCATCTTGTCTGGTTCCTCGATGTACTTCGACAAGGCACCGCGCCCTGCCGCATCGGTCATGTGCAAATCCCCGACCCCAAGAAACTCAGCCATTCATTATTCCTTATCCACCAAAGCAACTAGATCTATGTCGGGTTTATTTACTTCATGCCAAACTGCTTTGAGGATCTCACTGGAGACGGCGTCCGGATGGTTAGGGTGATGGTCTACACCGCTCAGGATATACGTGATATCGTTGTTTTCATGTGCTTCGAACCAAAGCTGAACCAGAGGATTATCTTTTTCCCAAAGACCATAGTGATTGCGGATGTGCATACCAACCGAATGATGGAACTGTCCCATCTTTTCAGCAGTATCAACTTCTTCGCTTCGGAGGAATTTGATATCATCCTCTTTGAGGTTTGCTACGAGTTCCTTAATGATCTCTTCTTTACTTAGGTACGACATTGCTAGCTCCTTGTTGGTTATCATACTTGAAATGCGTGTCCCGCCAATCTTCACAAACAGATTCTACGTGATGCGCGCCATCGATACCTATGTAAGTTAGGTCATGACCTTTGTAGCAATACTGTCCATCATCGTTGCATCCAGAAATTACAGCAGCTATAAGCAAGAGAGTTATCACAAACAAAGTAGGGGCCCACGCGGGATAAGTGTTCTTCATGTTCGCCTCTAGTTACAAGTTTGAGTAAGCTTATTTAGCGCCAGAGCTATGAGGATGTTCATTCTTCAACTTCATGCCATCCTTCTGCCGGAGTGTGTTCAATCATTACTGGCTTGTGACCCAAAGCTATCAACTCTTCAGCCGTCATCTCATACCAAGGCTTGCTGTTAATCCCGGGAATGGGAAGAGGCGATGATTCGATTTTCATGTCCAAAGGATCGTAGATAGGATTACCTTTGATGTCATGATCTACGGGATTCATTTCTTCTCCAGTTCATCTCTTATGAGGTTGAGGGCTAGCCGCTCGTAACTTCCTTCCTCGGTCATGTCTTCAAGGTACCGTAACGCGTCATCAACGGAAGTAAAGTCAGGCCGTTTGCTGTCAGATGTATCCACTGGGATGCTGTATCGGTTTCGGAGGGGATACTTTTTGGGATCGCTCCAAGAAGTAGAGCCGCACTTACGACAAGACCAACAATGAGTGCCACTGCCGGTATAAGAATCCGAGTATTCAAACCAATCATGTTTGTCCTCGTCGCACGGAATGACAGGCATGTTAGTGACCCATGTTCTCTAGTTTAGCTAAGGCAGCGAGTCTTTCTCTTTCCCACTCATCCCTAGCCTTGGTGATTTCTTCAATGAAGATGTTAAGATTGTAGATGGACATGTGGTCACCCATCATGTCAAGGAAATTCTGTGTAAACTCTCGTGCATCTTTTGCTGAGATATCTATATCCTGTTCCGCAGCTTCCTCACTTCTCTGTAGACCGAACCCAGCTTCAGAGTGATGCTCATAGATGATGCGAAAACGATTCCACGGGTTAAGATACAACGTTTGCTCAGGTTGGTCTGGGTTGCCCGGAAGCCACGTTCCCCAATCAGGATGTACCTCTTTATGATACTCAGCGTGCCTAGCCATCGACATTGCTGCGAGCTCAAGTTTGATCTTCATTTTGGAAACTCCTTAATTCTGCATTAACGTTCTCGATACTACCATACTTCTTCACAATACGATCATGCTCAATCTTAACGAGTTCTCTACGATTCTTCCTCTCTTCGACGGAGAGATTAGGATAGAGATAACGATCCTCTGCAAGCCTCTGGTAATAGAGATAGATATGTTCGTATGGGTTTCTGATTTTGTATTGCCTAAGAGCCTCGTCGATTTCTTCATCCGATGGCTCGGGTATTTCCTGAACTACCTTCCTACCACAGGTCTCGCAGGATGAGACCTTCACTCGGGAAAGTCCGACATCGGACGATTCAAATCCTCTGGATGAATCTGACGTTCTCTATCCAACTGTTCGATGGATTTCTTCGCCAAACTTAATCCTTTCTTGATTCCTTCTACTATCACCTTACTGTCAACATCGGCAACAAGATCGTGGAGCTCAGAGTCAACAAATCTCGCTATGTCAGCATCTATATTTGTAGATGAGATATGAGATTGGTCAACGGGAGAGGATATGTCAACCACGTTTGGATCTTTATCAGCTGCGCATGTCACGGTAAAACTTTTGCCACACATAAAGTTCTGACACGTCGAGGCCCACGGTGCATTTCCTGTTCCACATACAGGACATTTCCATCCAGTCTGTACCGGTTGTGGTGCAGGTTCACATCCCTGGAATGGTGCGCACATCCCGGGCGTCGGACACTCAGACATAGTCTTTCTGCAGATCATCATATTCTTACCTCCTGGTGGTCTGGAGTATTCTAACTCCAAAAAGATACCATGTTGTTACCTGAGCGTATCCGTAGAACTCTCTCGGTCTACCTGGCAGTTCAACCTGGTTCCAGGTTTTGGAAATCATCTGGACCTCACACGTAATCTTCGAAGTCAGGCGGAAAGAAAAGGACAGGATCGTCTTCCGGATCACCAGAAAATGGAATGCCTTGGAATTTCTTCGTAAAGAAACGCCCTTCCTTACCACAACGTTTGAGCAATTTCGTTTCCATCCAACTTGCCGAACGTTGGATGGAACATTCAGTTAGGTAGTCAGAGTGGTGTTCTCTGTATTTCGTCTTCCCATCTACAAGATCTATGTAGGAAGATTTCTCTATCCTTCTATGCTCCATGGTTACCGCGTACGCACAGGTATCCGGCTTCCGACCATGAACAGTCATTGCACCTTGTATATGATGGACGCAATCTTTGCACAACGGTATGTTGTTATTTACCATATCATTCTCCACAGAACCCGAAGGAACGTTCGACCACAGAGTCATCTACATGCTCGAAACGAGGGATCCACAGACCATCTCGCTTCACGTATTCCCGCCACTCTGAGACAGGACGCAACCAGTCCGAAAGTTTCGACACTGACTCGTAGTCAACGTAGGATACACCCGTAGCTTCCATCGTGCTGATCTTCGTCACACGATAGAACCCACCATTGTAGTGACGGTAGTATTCGTTGACCTCAGGCATGGGAGACAGTTCAGGAAACTTCGGCTGTTCCTTTTTAGAATCTAACCCGAGCAAAGATTCGAGGAACTCTGCAAGTTCGCTACAATCTTTGCCGGTGAAGAATGGTTTACCCGCATCAAGATACTCATGTGCGCGATGAAGATCGTTAATCCATTCGGTCGCATACTGTCTCTTTTCCTCCTCATCCGCCCACCACATGTTGCCCGGCGCATGTAGAAGGGGTTCTACGGCTAGACGTCTCTTCTCTACCTGTTCTTGAGTGTCGGCCAGCTGACATTGAAGCGAAAGATCCGACGCAGACTCACGAATCAGGCCATAGGTAGGGTCTGCATCTTCCAAAGGATCACCATAGACTACTTCCGGAAGAATCTCTTCAGGATCGTCAATGCTCCAACTCTGCACTTCCTGCCACCAAGGCTTCTGCTCAATTCTTGTCCCCAATGTTTCTTCCAGGCTAGGATTAACTCCGAAAACAGGAACCTCTTTTGTGTCTACAGGTTTCTCCTCTTGTTCTATCAGGAAATCTATCAGGAAATCTTTCTTTAGTCCAGACGCTGCCTGGTGTTTGTTGTCCAACCGAAACCACACCCCGGTAAATTTCCTATGTACATGAAAGTGTCCGACTGCAGGGGCAGGTACACTCAATGGTTTGGACTGTCTGCGAAACCCCGGAAATTCCATCTGAGCTAACTGACGAAATGCCGAGGCTTCACCTGATATCGTAGAGTCGTATGGCAGAACATGAAGGAGGATACATTCATTAAAAATTCCCTCAGTTTCCAGCTCACGTTTCAGGTGATTCATTGCCGCATTGTAGGTGTTCCACAGGAACTGGTTGTAAGGATGAACGGGGTAGAAAATCAGGTAACCTTTCTGTGATGGCAACCATCGTGGATCTGAACCTAGGACATCGTGGAGAATTCGAGCCTCATCCACCTGGTAAACCTTCTTCCAGATACGTCCTTCCCGACCTTCCTCAATCGTAAAATGCATAACTCCCTCCTCTGGTTGTTGACCTCCATATTTACTGTTTCTAGGTACTGTCAACATCCACTGTAAGTACTTCCTGTACCCCAGGATATAACGTAACAATATACTATATGTGACAGTACCTAAATGTCGACAAGTACCCAAGAGTACTGTCAACATCCACTGTAAGTACCACCACCTACTTACAGTAACCACTGACAGTACATCCTCAAACGTAGGAAATGGTAAATATGAGGTACTTACAACAAATACTGACAGTACCAAAACGGAGTTTAAGTTGAACAGATATGCAATGTTGGATGGGGCAGCAATAGGTACCGAATATGACCCAGCATTAGACTCTGGTCGTGTGGTTTGCAAGAATCCAAAAGCCCTATGGAAAGCGATCGAGGAATCACGGGAAATCACAATCATAGCCAAGAAAGCTGATGAACTTGTTGCTCGAATGGATCCATGGGATAACGAGAGTGGTCGGGGTTGTCGTGATCTACCAATCAAACGAACGATCTACCTCGATCTAAAGATGAGTGCGGATAAGAAAGGTAAGAAAAGGTGGCATTTCAACATTCGTACGAATCCTGCGTCGGTCTTCACTGGGGATAACACATTTGGATCCTTGATGGTTGTTCGGCAAATCAGGGAAGTGTTCAACTTCATCCTGGATTACTTCGAGGACATGGGGGTAAATGTCGAGGTGATGAGGAAGCAGGTACAACGAGGGGACATAGTTCTGTCTTCCATAGCATTTGCTGTCTACTCTGACAAGGTGAAAAACTCTGATATAGTTCGGCGACTGCTGGACAAGTGGTACTTCATGTACGAGACAAGGGTGGAGTACGAAGGACGGTATGTGACTCTGTTGGAAGCTCTTGGTTTGTCCAGGTCATCTGGGGAACAGTTCGCAGATTCCTTGGGGCTGAATATCTTTGGGTATAACCTGGCGGCAAAGGCGAAGTCGGCTACCGACAGAGGGCACAAGCTGATGCACCTTTGCCTGTACGATAAGGCGGCAGAACTTCGTGCCAAGGACAACCTGGCGGATAATGATGATGAACTAGTGGATGATCTTGAACGCAGGATACGGTTTGACCTGACGATCTCTCGCTATTACTTCAACACCGCATGGAACATGAAGCACGTAACATTGCGTAACCTCTACATGAAGATGAAGGAAAAGGGGTCGTGGGAAAATGTTGTGCTGGAACTAATGAACTATGCCATTGATCGTACCTGCCTGCAGTACATGGCGGTGGCTCCGAATGTCTATGCGGCGGAACATTCGGAGATACTTGATCTGTGGACCAGGCAGATAGAGCAGAGGAAAGGTAGAGGGTCAGGGAAGTGGGACCCGAAGTTGATTCGATGGGCGGAAGAACTGGGCGTCAAGTTGAAGGTGAGTCCAATAGCACATCTGATAATGCACCAAGGTAGGCTTGGTCTGCATATGAATCGTATGGATAAGGCGAAGGAATGGTTGTCGTCACCCGAAGGCGCAAAGAAGTACGGCCTGTCGGTAACCAAGGCGGCGGAGCTTGAGCGTAAGCAGAGCAATTTCGCGAGAGCAGTGTCAAAGCTTGAGCTAGACTTCTCCAGTCCAACTTACGTGAGGTTAGGATGAAGGACAATGAAAAATCTTACGTCTACATGTATCGGGTAGATGGCGTACCTATCTATGTTGGAATAGGGACCGAAGATAATGGGAACTTTGTACGCGCGCGGAGTCTGGTAGGACATAAGGGTATTAAACCTGACGAATTCGATAAGGTTCAGATAGATGTGATCCAGCGTAACATTTCTAGAACACAAGCTAGAACATTTGAATCCGTACTTATCCAGGTTCTGGGTCAGGATTTCAGGTTAAGGAATAAGAAGATCTCAGACCGCAAAGTAAATGTTCGCACCATAGTGGCCGACCCAAATTCGAAAAAGAGAATTGTAAGAGGACAGGTTGCGGATGAGATGATTCGGAAAGAATTAGTCACAGAACAATTACAACTATTCTCGAGCGACAGCGGACTAGCTTCTCATAATATATTTTTAGAACCTAGCAAGACTTCTTCGGGTAATTTGGTAGCAGCCTTGTGTACTGGGTATGATCCGGAATTGGATTCACTCTTGACAAAGTTTCATAAGTGGTGGAGATCCGTCGGGTTCGACCCGATGTATGAGAAAGTAATGATTATAGTACCATGGGAATCTCAAGCCGAAAATTTTCGGAAAGCTACCAAAGATATTTGTTTCCATGGATCAGATAGGCCTGCGGTTCTGATTACTTCAGTTGAGCGTTGGGCAGAGTTTATGTTGGGGCACAAGAAGTGACGTTAGGACAAGTAAATATGAACGATCCCTAAACCTAGAGGAGCAACGAATGACGATACTTTGCAGGATACGGAAGGACAAACAAAACAACTGGTGGGACCTTGATTCGGTTCTCATAAGTGTGGATGGCATCCTGGGCATGCCCTTCGCCCGCGGATTCAAAGATCAGTTTCATGCAGTGTCGTGGTTAAGTCATCATGTAACGAGATGCTTAGGCATCGATTGCTCACACCTGTTTAATGGATACTCCGTACCTTACGATGATCTGGACGTTGAGGTATCATACACTTTTGGTGTAGCTTATCCAACGGTGAGTTTCCATGCGTTCAATATTAGCCTGTCAACCTTTGAAGTGATCTGTGACGAGTCACAGACTAAGGAAGACCTGGATCTTCTACAACTCATGAAAGACATTTGTCAGGGATAACCAATGAATCAATGTAGTGGATGCGTCTACCAGGCCAGAAAGCAGAATGACCTGTGGCATCTTTTCTATGAGATGTTATACACCGAAAAGTCATCTGGTCTTCGTCATCTTATGAGAGGTCAGTTCACAAGTAGGGATGAAGCTGAGCGTCATCTTGTTGAAACCTTTGGTCGTTGTACAGACCAACTCGAGGCCGACAGGGTGTCTTGTCTTGTCCTGCTTATTCCACGAGAACAGGAATGGGATCTTCAAGTGAAATGGGATCCAGTTCCTACCACCAGCATGTTGTGTTATCCAAATATTGCAAACCTAAAGTACAAGATCACCAAACATGCTGCACAACCTGATCTTCTGCAACTCATGCACGATATCCTTGGAGATAACCAATGACGATCCTTGTTCATTTTCGAAAATCTACGAACCCGCAAAAGTGGAGCGTGAGTACAACTCTGGTGTCTCGTGATGGCATCCTCGGTATGCCCGAACGCGGTGCCTTCGCGACGCAAGCCGGAGCCTACGAGTGGCTTATAAGTGAGATAGCCGTGGCGACCAATTATGACGTAAAACAGGTTTTTGAAGAGGCACGTGCCGAGGTGCGTATCGATATCGAAGAGGAGTTCGACATCGTAATTTCTGTACCAAACGGGCACAGTACCCTTCCTATAGTGGAGTTCAAAAGACTCAACATGGTGGGAGATGTAACCACCGTGGACCTCCTGCAGTTGATGAACGACATCTGCTCTAACTGAGGTATAGAATGGCAATCAGAAAATGTGAGTGGAGTATAATGCGAGTAGGGAACATCGCTAGCTCTGGGACTTACTCGGGTTATGAAATCTATGATGACGCTACACAGAAACTCTTAGATACAGCTCCTCGTGGATTTCTTTCGACGACTTTGCGCCGCTTGATGTTATGTATTGGATATCCTAGAGATCAGATAGACGCCCTTGTGGATCCCTTGGTTGTTCAGTTGATGAAAGATGAAACAACACCTCTGTACCTTCACTTCGAAGCAGACCTTGAGATGTGCTGCCGACTTCTGGATGTACCTTACAAGGGTCCGGTGGTTCCCACTCCAGACCTCCTGCAAATCATGAATGATATCTGTTCCTAAGGACTAGCATATGGATCTCATAGGATGTATTTTTAAAGTTAGGATGTTACGAAACGCAGCCCATTGGGAAATTCTTAATCAGTACATCTATGAGGATGGATCTCTAACTCGAGAGACTTACTTTAGTTCGAGTTTAGGCTCAAGGTTACAGGCGGATTCATACCTCGCTGGACATGTCCGAAGCTGTTTTGACGACATTCGCTACTCCATGGCGCTCTCTACTATAGATAGAGTAGGGAAAGATCTTGAGTACGACTTTATCCTGAACTGGGATCCTGTACCTCCCATCTTTCCAGGTGGTAATGCCGCATTGAAGAATCTGAGCATGAGAGTTGAAGTTCCTGGTGATGATGGACAGCAAACAACACCTGATCTTTTATCCATCATGAATGATGTTTGTAGAGGATGAAGATGAAATACGTTACATGCACGTTCAAGGTATTGAAGAACCCAGATGTATCTAGTGCGTCAAAGTGGGTAGTCAAGTACATGTACAAGCAGGAATTCGGTCTTGCTACAGTTCCGCAAACATTTGGTACTTATCTCACAAGAGGTGAGGCTATGGATAGTCTTGTCTATCATATAGGATCTGTCCTTGGTGATTTGTCGAACCACTACTATGATCTACCTCCGGATGTTGAATTCAGGATTGACATCAATTTCGACCCTATCGATCCGGACATTCATCCTCTGAATCATACTTCCCTCACAAATGTTCGACTAGATCTAACGTGGAAAGATGACAAGAGCCTGGATGGTTCGGCCTTGCTTGATCTCATGTACGACATCTTGGGAAACTGACATGCTAGTGACCAATATGCAGTATCTTGTTCAACCTAAGAAATCTGGTATCTGCGATTTTCATGTCGATGCCAAGTGGGTGGATACGAATGGAGTATCCCATCTGTATGATTCTTTCTATCCGATTGACCGGGAAAACCTTTTGGTAACCCTTGCATGGTTGTCGCACCACAAGATCGGCAGCAACTGTGGGGCTTCCGATTACGCATGGCGTCAACTCTTTGATAACTATGTGCAGCCCAAGGACAATTTCTATACACACGAGTGTTTGATAACCTTGGGTTGGGGTCTCAAAGCTTACGACGAATCGTCTGTCACTCCTACCCATGTGCGTATCGATGAAGCTACGTGGACCAAAGTTGGTATCCATGGGGGAAGCTTAAGAACAAATCTCCTCGACCTGGCCAAAGATTTGTGTCAGTTCTAGGAAAGTAAATATTGATGTCGATCTTAGGAGGTGCCCGCGGTGAAAGATAACTGTTTCAACATTTACTACAACTCAAGGCTTGATACTTGGGAACTGTACGAGTCCAGCGGCCATGCAATCTTGGGTTGGAGCAGGTCTCAAGATCAGGTCGTGTGGTTTGCAAAGAATGCTGCTCAACGAAATAACGGTGGCGAACCCGTAGAGTTCGATATCGAACGCTATGGCGCCGTGGTTTATATGTCTCCCAAGCCCACCTCGGCTATTTGGCAAGAAATTGTAGACCGGGAAGATGCCGAGTGGAAGAGGAAGGTTGACGAGATGATAGCGGGTTATGTTCCTGGATCTCTACTGGATCCTACAAAGGTCTGGTCTACTGAGCCAGACCTTTTGCAGTTGATGCATGATCTCTAAGGAGAACCATGATGGTTTTGGAGAAGCTTGAATTTCGTTTCAATAGAAGTTGGATGGCGCCACACTCAATGTTGTTCATTGATAGTGGAGGAGGTCAAACTGTTTGGGCTACATTCGATGAAGATCAGATGGAAGCTACCCTCGACACCTTCATTCGCAACCGGTTTGCTGGACTAGACTTTGTCAAAGAAGCGTTTGATGACTGGTTAACCGATGCTGTCTCGGGTGGTCCTGAAATCTCAGATGAAGAGGCATGGAATTTTGATGTCTATTTTGGACCCCAGCAGATAGATGGTATGGATCCAAATTTCGATTCCAAGAAATTTGCCATAGCAGAGTGGGATCTTCCTGATGATGAAATAGAACAATTGAGTAGTGTTCGTGGTTGTACTTTCTCCAAAGACACCATCATCCAGTTTGTAGAAGTCACTTACGGGAGTAAAGTAGTTGATCTCCTTTCCTTAATCCCCTTTTAAGCTGAGACATTTATGGTCGCGTTATTCCTTACCGGGATGTCGTTTGTAGAATCTCTTCTCTTCATACCATTTGTGTTTTATGGTTTGGTGTTGGTTCTCGTTGTCCTATCTGCTTGGGCAATAGATGAATCACCAGGTAACAAACGTGAAGGTTGGTTTATTGCAACTTTGCTATCTGCGTTGCTTGTTCTACTTATTGGCTGGAAGTTTGGTGTTCATTTCTCGGGCCTGGTGAACCACCCGGTGTTCTCTATCGAAGCTTTTGTGGTATATCTTGTTGTAGGTGTGCTGTGGAGTTTTGGTAAGTGGTATTTCTTTCTCTCTAAGGTCAGAGAGAAATACTTAGAACTCAAGGATGAATATTCATCTAGCTTACAAAGCCTTTATCATGCTGTGGATTCAGAGTTGAATTTCTACAAGAGAGTTGACTATAATTCTTTGGATAAAAATCCAAATCAAATCTCTGAAGCGATCAAACCCCAGGTATCGGCGCATAAAGCGAGTATCACCCGTTGGATCATTTGTTGGCCTTTGAGTTTCGTGTGGACTATGCTTAATGATCCACTGCGCAAACTTGCCGATACAATCTTCTCGCATATCAAAAGTGTATTCCAGAAGATGTCTGATAAGATGTTCCATGGAGTATGAGATGGCAATTTCTGACAGATACAAGTTTGTGATGTTTAGGACAGATATTGGTTTTCAGGTGGATAAATTTCTAGGATTCAATGATCTTAGCTACGAGAGTGAACCTGTATCCAAAACCTATAGTTCATTTGTCCTGGCATGCGATTCAATCCTGCTTATTATTCGTCCGTTCTTGCCGGACACCATGAAGCCAGTTCCAACTTGTATGAAGGGGCTGGATTCATCCAGGAATCATGAGTTCATTGTAATTTATGATACTTTTAATATAGTTGCTGTCGGTGCCCGATGTTTCAAGGAACATCCATATAACCCAAACCTAATCGAGGAAGTTGATCTGCTTTCTCTCATTCCATTCTAAGGATAAGATATGAGTACTCAAGATGTTCAAGACGTTGACTTCAAGGAAGTAACGGAATCAAAGATGATCGATAGCACCAAACAGGAAGTAAAACCAAAGCATCGAATCCTTCATGTTCAGGTGCAGGGCAATCCCAGTTCGGAAGACTTGTTGAGCACCGCTCAGGCGTTTGAGAAGGCTCTACAATCTGGATCGTCCTCAGTGGTATCCACGACCCCGAACGTTCAGACGTTCCACATCTATGGCGAAGGTGAAGCTCCGTTCAATGGTGTTCTGGTTCGTGGGGCTATTACCCTCGAAGACATCGCAAGGACAATCCATGATGCGGAGATGGCGTACAGCAAGCAAGGCTTCAAATATTGGTTCGATCTTGCGGATGATCGACGCCGCGAGTACGTCAAGTTGGTTAAGAATGAGCTGCGTGGTATCACAACTACGTCTGACGACCAGGTGAAGAATCAGCTTGTCTATAACATCGTTACCGCATTGAAGTCTTGCCTCCCTGCTCCGCAACTTACCAACCTTATCCAGGCTAAGGTGTGGAATGGTTCTCAGGATTATGAGAGCGACGATGCTTGGACGACGATCGGGTTCCCTGATCTGAAGAAGGGTCATGTGTGGATCAACCCTGAAGAATCTCCTGTGGTGTATCGTCACTGCCAGTCTGATTCATATGTCAACTACGATGGTGGAACATCGTTCGTTACCGTAGATGTACTGGAAGTCGTTCCTTGTACTGGAACCATTGAGGACAAGATCGTTCTTCAATGGAAGCCCAAGGCGTTGATCGAGCACGAAGTTCGTGAAGCTTTTTCGAAGTCCGAAGAAAGTGCGGACGCTGAATTGCTAGCCCAAGCTAACGAAGCACGCGATGAAGGCTTTGCACCGGATGAAGAAGTACAGGCACTACAAGATTCATTAGTTTTGTCTGATGAAGATTCCAAACCTGCGGGTGAAGAAGTTCTCAAGCCCTTCAGTGACACTAGCGATGCAGTGGATCAACCACAAACTGCTGTTGATACGAATGGTGTAGAACACAAGGTGAATCCTGTTACCGACACCTGGCAGAAAGAATTGAACGTTCAAGGAGAGCAGGATGCGTCTTCAGTGTAAAGTCACTTCCTGGAAGGTAGCGGAGTTCGGTGCAGTATCTGGAAACCATTTCCTCCTCGAATTCCAGGCTACCCATCTCGAATGGAAAACCGTAGTCGTTCCTTTTCCCTCTTCTCCTTCTTCGGCGTTTGAAGAGATGAGGAAGATGTATGAAAAGCACGTCCACACCTCGATGGCTATCCCAGGTCATCTTCTGACAACCGAAGGAGAAACGCGTGGATTACATTAACAATGCAATAACGTTGGAAGAAATGCAAGTTGAGTATGGTATCCTTCATTCCGATTTGGGAGAGACGGATCTGTGCGAAATGGTCACCGCAAGGCTGAATGAAGGTTGGGAGCTGCAAGGTGGCGTAGCTTTGATGAGTTTTATGTTACCGCCATCCACTATTCCAACGATTCGCTATGCGCAGGCAATCGTTCGTTATGTGCCGTTACCGAAGGAAGATCAACCAGAGCAAATTGAAGCGTAAGAAAACTTAAGGAGTAGTATAGCATGCAGAAAAGAATCAAGGTTAGTTCCTTTAACAACACAGTCAAAACTGTTGTAGCAGGCGAGACCGAACGTGAAGTTAAGGTGGGGTGGAAAAAGATAGATCAGAGTCAGATTTTATTCACTGGAGCACCCACTCTTGGTCGTGTTACGGTTGGGCAGGGCCTTAGCTTCGACAGCACTTACGGTGTGATCGGAATCCAAGACAATACTAGTATCACCTCAGCACCTGTTATCTGCAAGGAATATGTTGAGAAAGAAGCGTTCGATCAGTTGAAGATGCAGTGCGACCTCATGATGGGACAAATCTCAATGCTTGAAATGGCGCGCCAGCGCTTCGAGATGCTGGAGAGTATATCTGGTGGTTCGTATGTGCTTCAGGAAAAGATCAATAAGATCCGTAACCTGGAAACTGAACTACTGAATACTCAACGCAAACTTGAGTGGGACGGCAACAGTGTGATTAATCAACTTCGGGAGGTTCGCGGTGACCAATATCGACAAATCTACTAGGCCGAAGGTCAAGGTCACTTCTGTCAATCAGGAAAAGGTTAACAAAGCTTGTGGTGAGATGGTAGATTTCCTTTCGAAGTCTATCGAATCTTACCTGTCATCCCTACTTGGTTTTTCGGAAGATGAGTTTACAAGGTCGTTAGCTCTCAACATGCTAGCACCTTCGTCTCGGGAACTTGTGGTCGGTAGTCCTGTTGTCGGGAAAACCTTGGTTGATAATAATCTTAAAGCCATAAACTATTTGACCTACGGTAACCAACTGTGGGTTCAACGTGTGAATCCTGCGTTCCCGGGCGACATTAACAGCTTTGAACACCAACTGGTTGGTGACGTCATTGAAGACGAAGATTGTGCCAAGGACGAATCTTTCGCCCTGAAACCATAGGGGTGGGGATGAGTAAGAGAAAGCAGAAGGTACTTCCTCCGGGCATAGTTGCTCAGTCTCAGAAGAACAAATGCCTGGACGGAACTTTCATCGACCACAAGAAGTACATGAAGTTGTATCGTCACCACACCATGCGGATTATCCGTGACGTTCGCAAGGGCGTGGTGAACGAGGTTGATATGGACAAGCTACAGAACTTCATCCAGTTTTCTCTCGCTCTGATGGATCGTGCTAATATGGAGGACATAGACAAGGCATGGCGTAATGCTGAAGCCATGTCCTTCATCCACGCGGACATGGGAATCGAGATTGTGGAGACCGTGGATGAACGGGAAAACTACGAGGGGATCCTCGACCCAGTGGTTCAAGCGACGGCAACGCAAGAAGGAAAACCAGATGGCAAACCCTCCCAACCCATTACCACCGAGTAAACAGAATCTGTTGCCGGATTACGCGGTCATCTCCATCGCAAACAAACACTCCGCTGCGTCCCTGTCCGACCCATCAAAACCCTCGATCTACACCGAACAGTTCATTGCTGCTATAACAGAAGCTTTGATCGAGGCGGAGATACGCTCAGAAATTCTGATGCAGAATGCTACGGCAAGATTTATTTGCGTGTGCGGGCAAAAAGGTCCGCATTCCTGTCAGTACATCAAAACTTAGGAACCAACATGACCCAAGAAATCCCCGCGCACGTTCAGCGTATGCAAGCTGAATTCTTCGAACTGACGGGCAGGATAGAAAAACTTCTAGACTTCATCCGCAACAATCCTATCTTCCACACCCTCGACGAGGAAGAGCAAACCGACATGGAATTGCAATGTCACTACATGCAACTGTATAGTTTTCGACTTGAGTCGAGAATTGATCGCGCCAGGTTCAATCTGATAGACGGAACAGAGACGGACGATGAGGACGCGAATGAGATCATCGAAAGCTGGGAAAAACCTGTTCCGGATTCCAGGATGCCTGAGTCGTTTGTCTTCGGAGACAACACGAAGAACATCGCCAAGATAGTTACTCCAGAGACCATGAAGGCTGCGATGCGCCTGGATGAGATGCAGGAAATGAAACATCCTGACAAAGCTATACCAGACTCGTTCAAGATCATAGATGATGGTGAAGTAGCTGGTCATGTTGCCTTAAAAGTAAGTGATCCTACAAAGCTGTGGCCATTTCCTACTGGTTCTCGTGGGTTTATCGGGAAATCCAAGGATAGTAAATAGTGTTGTCAACAATGACACTAATCCAAACCTGGGCTCACACTCGAGCTTCAGTCAGGAATGCCGGTTCATGTAGACGTTGAAAGCGATGGTGATAGTAGATCGGATGTGAACGCCGGGTCGATCCGGAAAGGTGGGTTCGACTCCCACAATCCATCGTGACAAAAATTCGTGGTTCTCTGGATTTTCCAGAATAGTAAATAGTGTGGTAGGGCAGGATGTTGTAGAGGGAAGTATCATGTCTTGTCCGTACAGATTTTTCAAGTAGCACTGGTGTAACCTTGTTGGTATCATTCACGCAACGACACTACAGAGGGAACTGAAATGTCGAGTATTCTTAATTCTTTCGCATCGGACTTCGACCAATCGCTGAACGAAAAGTACAGCGTCCTGGAATATCTGGAAAACTGCCGTACGGACAAATCGTTCTACGCAACGGCAGCGGAACGGATGTTGAAAGCAATCGGTGAACCGCGCATGCTGGATACGTCGAAAGATGCGCGTCTCGGTCGTATCTTTGACAACCGGACAATCAAGGTGTACCCGGCGTTCGAAGAAGAGTTCTTCGGTATCGAGGACACAATTGAACGTCTAGTTGGTTTCTTCCGCGCAGCAGCACAGGGTCTGGAAGAACGCAAACAGGTTCTGTACATGCTTGGACCGGTAGGCTCTGCAAAGTCGAGTCTGGCAGAGAAGTTGAAGTACCTGATGGAACTCAACCCCATCTACGTGCTGAGCTACAAAAATCAGTTGTCCCCGGTGTTCGAATCTCCGCTCGGCCTCTTCCCGGTTCACAAGTATGGTGAACGTCTGGAAAAGGAATACGGAATTCATCGTCGTTACCTGACGAACCTGATCCCTTCGCCATGGGCTCTGAAACGTCTGAAGGAAACTAATGGTGATCTGTCTGATTTCAGCGTGGTCAAGATGTACCCGTCCAAGCTGAACCAGCAGGCAATCATGAAGGTCGAACCGGGGGATGAAAACAATCAGGACATCTCATCCTTGGTTGGTAAGATCAACCTTCGTCGTATCGATGCGCACGACCAGAACGACAGCGATGCATATCTGTACTCGGGTGGCCTCTGCCGCTCCAATCAGGGCATGCTCGAATTCGTGGAAATGTTCAAGGCACCTATCAAGGTTCTTCACCCGTTGCTGACGGCGACGCAGGAAGGTAACTACGTTGGTACCGAAGCGCTTCCTCCTATTCCGTTCAGTGGTGTAGTAGTTGCGCACTCGAACGAAAGCGAATGGGAAACGTTCAAGAACAACAAGAACAACGAGGCTTTCCTGGATCGTGTGTCCCTTGTGTCTGTACCGTATTGCAAACGCGTTGATGAAGAAATCAACATCTACAAGAAGATGCTTGGTGCTTCGTCATTGGCACAGTCGCCGATTGCACCGCAGACCTTGAAGTACCTGGCGCAATGGTCGATCTCTACACGGCTGAAGGAGCCGGAGAATTCCCTGCTGTTTTCTAAAGTCCGAGTCTACAACGGTGAGAACCTCAAGGACATCGATCCGCGAGCAAAGTCGACGCGTGAGTATCGCGATCACGCAGGTGTAGCTGAGGGAATGACAGGGATGTCTACCCGCTTCGCATTCAAGATCCTGTCGAAGACATTCAACAACGATGCGGAAGAAGTTGCAGCTGATCCGCTTCAGCTGATGGTTGTCCTGCAGAATGAGATCAAGCGCGAGCAGATGTCGAAGGAACAGGAAGAGAAGTACGAGTCGTTCGTCAAGGAAATGTCGCAACGTTACCTTGAGGATCTGACGAAGGACATCCAGAAGGCATTCATCGAGAATAGCGAAGACTATTGCCAGAACCTGTTCGAACGTTATATCCAGTTGGCAGATGCCTGGTGCCAGGATTCGACGTTCAAGGACGATAACACCGGTTCGACAATGAACAAGGCAGAGATGGATCAGGAGCTGTCGAAGATCGAAAAGCCGGCGGGTATCGCGAACCCGAAGGATTTCCGCCCTGAAGTCGTGCAGTTCGTACTGCGCGTTCAAGCTCGTAATGGTGGCAAGATGCCGCGCTGGAATTCGTATGAAAAGATGAAGCAGGTCATCGAAAGCAAGATGAGCGCTTCTCTGGACGAACTCCTCCCGGTGATCTCGTTCGAAACGAAGAAGGAAGTGAAGCTGCAGAAGGATCACGACTCGTTCGTGGAGCGTATGGAGAAGATCGGCTACACCTCACGTCAAGTTCGTCGTGTAGTCGAATGGTTCAGCCGCGCACGCAAGGCTAACTAAGATTGTAGTTGCACCGGGTAGTTCCCCTGTAGTACCGTGTGAAGTGTAGTACGTAGTCTTGTAAGTTGTGAAGGGGGCAGCCTGTTTAAGTTAGGCTGCCCTTTTCCTTTTTGTTTTCGAATTTCATAGGTACCACCATGGAAACAATTGATAAGATTTTCAATTGGATGAATCAAGACGGGGCAAGATTCGGAGTAGGAATGTGGATCATAGGTGTAGCGTTTGGTCTCTTCCTGTCCTTGATTATCAAGTGGGTCAATCCATGAGTGTTCTTCGCAAAGAAATCTCTCGTCTGAACCATGTTATTGAGCGCACCGAGCAAGAGATGATTAATCTAGAGGAAGATTTCTGGCAGAATGGTGGCATCTGTTGTCCGGGTTGTGGTGTACCTGGATTCTCAGAGATGGAAGAGAAGCAAGAGCGTAGGAAAAAGCAACTTAGATATCTTATCAAGAAGTACGAGAAGGACAGTGGGAGGAAATATGAAGATCATCCGGAAGCTCGTAGCCTGGCCAGCCGCATATTCAATTTTCTTCTTGGGCTTGATCCTGACTAGGTTGGGTTGGTACAAAGGTCAGTGGCATTGGTTTATGGACTTAGCGATGCATATCAGGATTGGGGTGGTTGCCCGGGTCCATGGCTTCGCACAGAAGATGTTCATAATGCACGAAAGAACAGGTGATGTAGTAAATATTTGATGGGCGGTATAAAACCGGGTGACGGGTAGATCGTCACCTCAACTGGAGGGTTGAAAATGTTTAGTCGGACTATTGTTGATGCACGACCACAATCGCAGTCTAAGACCTCGGCAGACCGGCAGAGGTTTGTTCGTCGGGCTAAATCTCAGATTCGTGAAGCAGTTAAGAAGGCAATCTCTACTGGCGATATCAAGTCATTGGAGAAGGGTCGCATTCGTGTTCCAGTCAAGGACATGAATGAACCCACGTTTGAGAACGACAGGGAATCCGGGTCCCGTGATCGCGTCTACACCGGGAACAAAGAATGGATTCCAGGTGACACGATTGCACGTCCTGAGGAAGGTGGAGGTAATGGTACTCAAGGATCGGATGATCCAAGCATTGGCAATGATGACTTCGCCTTCATTCTGACTCCAGAGGAATTCTACGATATCTTGTTCGAGGATTTGGGTCTTCCTGATCTAATGAAGAAGACGATGAAGGATATCACGAAGGTCACTCGCAAACGCGCGGGCTTCGTTATCACGGGTAATCCTTCGCAGCTGGATATTCGCCAGACTTACAAGTTCGCATTCGCACGTCACAAGGCATTGGGTCGTCCTTCGAATGTAGACATCGAAGAAGCTGAAGAGGATCTCAAGGAAGCACAGGAGTGTGGAACACAATTCGATGCAGAACTAGTTGAAGATGCATTGAAGGAAATGAAAATCGCACAGAAACGTATCCCGCTCATTGATACAATTGATCTGCGATATCGCAACTATCCACCGCGTCCTGAGCCGATCACCAAGGCAGTGATGATTTGCTGTATGGATGTTTCTGGGTCGATGGATGAGGATCGAAAGGATCTGGCAAAACGATTCTATCTCTTGCTATATGTCTGGTTGATGAAGCAGTACAATCAAAGGGTTGATATCGTGTTCATCCGTCATCACACGCGTGCGGAAGAAGTAGACGAACAAAAATTCTTCTACGATCAAGAATCAGGTGGTACAGTCGTAAGTCCAATCTTTGAACTCGCAGCTAAGATCATCAAAGATCGTTACAATCCTTCTGATTGGAACATCTACATGTGTCATGCATCTGACGGTGACAACTGGACAGATGACAACAAGAAGGTTGTCGAGGCATTGGATGGTATGGCGTCTACCTTGCAATACTTTGCATATCTTCAGGTTACGGAAGAAGACGAGGACGAAGGAGATACGTTGTGGAACGCCTATCAAAAGGTGAGTGAACGACACAACCATATTCGTATGGTGTCCGCGGATGAACCTTCGGAAATCTGGCCGGTGTTTAAAGAGTTGTTCACCAAGGATATGGCGTAAGGAGAATTGGAAATGAAATCCGCTATCAAGACAATCAAGCCCGATTACCTGTTCACCACTTCTGAGTGGACATTCGAGATGCTTGAGAACACCCTTCGTCTTTGTGAAGACATTGGCAAGGAAGAGCTCGGCCTCAAGCTCATGCGTAATCAGGTTGAGATCATCACCAGCGATCAAATGCTTGAAGCCTACACTTCGGTAGGAATGCCGATTCACTATCATCACTGGTCGAACGGCAAGTCGTATCTTCAGCAAAAGCAAGCGTACAAGGGCGGTAACATGGGTCTGGCTTATGAGATCGTTATCAATAGCGATCCATGCATCGCCTACTGCATGGAAGAGAACAGCTCTGCTATGCAAACTCTCGTATTGGCCCATGCTTCGGTTGGACACAACTCAGTTTTCAACATGAATTATCTGTTCAAGCACTGGACGGATGCAACGGCTATTGTCGATTACCTGATCTTTGCGCGCAACTACATTCGTCAGTGTGAAGAGCGTTATGGTCTGGATGAAGTCGAAGAGATTCTCGACTCAGCTCATGCACTTCGCTACATGTCGTTCGATCGCCGCAAACGTCAGTCGACTTTGACGGAAGACCAGGAACAAAAGCGTCGCATGGATTTGTTGGAAGCGCTGGAGCGTGAGCGTTCACAGTATGATGATCTCATCCCAGTGGATGAACGGGAGGATGAAGCTAAGGACAAGGATCGTGGTGATCTCAAAGAGCCGGAAGAGAACCTCCTGTATTTCCTTGAGAAGAACTCTCCTAATCTGAAGGCGTGGCAGCGTGAAATCCTTCGGATTGTACGGACAATCCAGCAGTACTTCTACCCGCAGATGCAGACGCAGGTGGTGAATGAAGGATGGGCGACATTCACTCACTACTACATTCTCAATCGTCTGTATGAGATGGGAAAGATTACGGAAGGTGCGTTGCTTGAATGCATGACTTCGCATTCGCAGGTCCTTTTTCAACAGCCAATGAGTCCCAACCTGAATCCGTATGCACTTGGATTTTCTATCTACAAGGATATCAAACGGATGTGCGAGGAACCCACAGATGAAGATCGTGAGTGGTTCCCTAATCTGGTTGGTAAAGATTGGAAGGAAGAATGCCTGTTCGCCATGATGAACTTCAAGGACGAGTCGTTCATTCTTCAGTACCTTAGCCCAAAGGTTATGCGTGACTTCCGCATGTTTGCCTTGACGGATGATGCAGACGAGGATCACTATCTGGTGAATAAGATTCACAACGATCCTGGGTATAAAGAGATTCGTTCGATGTTGAGTCAGCAGTATCGTATGGAAAACCGCATGCCGAACATGATGGTTGTCCGTGCAGACATGAAAGGCAATCGTCTTCTAACCGTACAGAACAAGACGCAGAATAAGATTCTTCTTAAAGACGATCCCGCGAAAGATTCTGTGCAACATCTGGCGTATCTGTGGGGATACGACGTTAGAGTGGAAACCGTGGATGAGAGTGGTAAGGTCCTGCAATACTACACAGCTGAGGTGGAGAACTAAATGGGACAAGAATGCAATGATATCCGATGGTCCTTGGATGATATAAAAAGAACTGTAGTGAGAATTGAAGAGAGACAAAGAGGACGAAGAGAACAGATGATGGTTAACCTACTAAAGCAGGCTGTGGATAGTAAGGTGGTGCAGGCTGCCCTAGGTGACACTTGGGTTACTCTAGTCTGCGATTTGCTTAATACCTATTAGGAGTAGAGTGATGGATGACGATTCAGGTGAAAGGAAAATAGTCTGGGGTGCGCTTCCACTAGACGAATTCGTAATTGGTATGACCGCGGAAGAACTTGCTATCAGGAACAAGCCGAGTGCGAAGGGTCTTGCTGGTGAGGAAGCTGTGAGGATTGCCTGGCTAACCAGGGAATCTCGGTCTCAGCATGAATGGGTTGAACTGCAGAGTCCGGATTTCACAGGCAGAGTAACCTTTGATCTACACTCGCACCTGAATCGTCAGTATGAATTCTCTCAACGAATCTTTGGTCCTGGCACAAAGACGGCGAGTGTTCTCGATCATATCAGGAAAGAATTGGTAGAGATCGAAAAGGATCCTCTTGATCTTGAAGAGTGGGTAGACGTAATTATTCTTGCATTGGATGGGGCAATGCGTACTGGTCGGACTTCACTCGAAGTCATCGAAGCATTGATTGCTAAGCAGACCAAGAACGAGAAGCGCAAGTGGCCTGACTGGAGAACGATTGATCCCGATAAGGCAATCGAGCATGACCGTAGTAAGGACGAGGAGGCTCAGTAATGGATTTCGATGCGATAATTAAGGATGCCAAGGAGCACATTCGTTCTTTGAAGAAAGTGTCACCTCAAATCTATCCTGAGTATTCGAGATTACGTACTGCACAGATTGACTTCGCCAAAGCAAGGTTGGAGTTGCAGGAAGCGGAGGAGGCGTGGGAAAAGTTAGGAAATTGAAAGAGAAACGTTTGGCACTACGCCTCCTCGTTACTGGAGGTCGCGACTATAACGACGAAGAATTCGTTGCGCTAGTGCTTAAGCGTTACAACCGCAAAGCCAAATCCATTGGAAGAGTTCTTGTAGTCATAAATGGTGGTGCCCGCGGTTTGGATACCTTGGCCAAGAATTGGTGTTTAAAGCATGGAGTTCCTTGTATCACTATGGATGCTTCGTGGGATTACTACAGAAATTCTGCTGGACCAATTCGCAATGGTTGGATGTTAGAATTCTGTGCTCCAACACACTGCTACGTGTTCCCGGGTGGGACGGGAACAAATGACATGATGAAACAGGCTAAGGCAGACAATCTTATCATGGCAAGTCATGAAGACGAGGAATAAGATGAGTATCGGCGTAGTACAGGAACCAGATGGGAAATACACCGTCTACATGGATGAATGTGACTACCTGCTTGGGGTAAATGCCCACAAAAAGGTGACACTAAAAGATTTGATCGATCTCGAGGGTAAGATTCATTACCTGGTTTTGAAGCACGAGATGGGTGATAAGTTTGATACGCCGAAAGAACATGTTCCCAGAACTGATTGACATCCATTGGTGTATCAGTCCCACCACCGGTTTAGGAAAGGTCAGAAATACCACCAGTACCTTTGCTCGATGCATATACCAGGTGATCCTCGTTGCTATGATTCCTGAAGACACGTATGAAGAAGTAAAAGCAAGGTTGGAGAATCCTCCTGTGAGATTTGGAGAAAGCAATGACTAATAGTCAGGGATTTGCACTCATTTGTTACCTCTTCCTTGTGGCTTCAATCTTAAGCTCTGGCATTGCCTTAGCCACAATAGTTAGGAACAAAGAGAAGGGGGCCATCCCAGCATCCATTGCAGTACTTTCCTATGGAACCTTCTTCCTATCCATAGCAGTAATGTTTATGTTTCTGAAGTTAGCTAAACTTCTTGGGTAAGATTTGGAGATTCAAAATGAACAATCATAACATTGGCGTATTCTTCATCCCGAACTTCGGAGCCGTTGGTCCTCCTCGGCGAGTTCGGTTGGAGAATCATCATGCGTCAATCGTCAAGGGCGGAGCGTCGCCATCATGTTCAACGCCTTAAACATAAACGACGTACTTATTGGGGCTATCCTAATAATTATCACGTTTCATCTTTGGATCATCCTCCTATTTCTCCCGTTGAGATGGATGCACGTCAACTGGGTCAGGTCGTTTCTACGCCTCAGCTATGTTCATGTCTTGGTTGCGGTAATCCGCGCCATAATACTGCTGGGTGGACGCCAACTATTAAAGAGCTTCGGTGGCTCCAACAATATCGAGAACAGGTCGAAGAGACCGAGGAAGATTTAAAGGAAAAAGATGAGTGAGACGGATATCGTGAAAAAGAAAACAATAAGAGGGTATGAAGAATTTCAGAACCGTATCATGACTCTTCGCAAGGTTACGTTGATCCTTGGAGATCTTGAAGGGCATGTGGCGAAATTCTTCATCAATGATACGTGGAAGACTGCGTTCCCTAGAGAGCAATATAAACTCTGCTCAATGGTAGTTGTGGCTGATCCTTATAAGGTCGATGTAGGTGTTCTCCTTCCTCTTGAAGAAGCTACTGCCTTATATGGTATCTATGAGGGATCTGGCCCATTCGTATCACAGGTCAATTATGTCTCTGCAAAGAATGGCTTCAAGCTTAAAGAGAGTGGTCAAACAACTGGTTTGCAGGAATTCATCAAAGGTAACTAACGTGATCCTCTTCGGTTCAGGACATTGCCGTAGTCCTTCTATAGTATCTCAGTGTCCGATGGTCTTCTGCAATTGTGATTGTCATCGAGATGGTTCGGGTATGAAGCATTTCATGCAATGTTGTAGCATTGGTACCTGTCCTGTTTGCAACGAAGTGATGGATAAGGTCAAGTATATTTTTCCGGTCAACAAGGACGAGAATAATGAGCCTGTGGAAAAGTGATGAAGAGGAACTTGAGTTCGAACGACCCGAACCTTATGGGTGGTTCACCATCGTGTTCCCAAAGATAGATGACAGGAATACCAACATAGATGTATGGTTCAACACAGCAACAAGTTGGATCAATGGTGAGTGCATGCGTCAAACTTTCTCGTGCTTCACTCCTTCTGTTAAAAAGAAAAAGGGAATGCCCTTAGCAATCTCTCCCGTGTTCTTCTTCAAAGAATTGATGGACGCCAAGAGGTTTGAGTGGCGCTTCAGCGGTGAGATTGTCAACAATATAGTTGAACAGTAAATAAAGTGACACGTATAAGAGTGAGAGACAGATGAGCAATATCAAAATCAGACCCCTGCAAGACG